CGTTAATCGAATACCTGCTGAAACAGATGAATACTCTGGTTTCATGTGTGGTCCTTGTGCTGATGAATCTTCTGATTATCTCGACAAGATGCATGCAGAAGAAGATTTAGCTGACATCCTTAAAGATGCCTTATTTAGAGTTAAAGCTTCTTTAGGACCTCTACCATGTGATCTAGGTCAAATAGAAAACGTCTGTAGAATTTATGGCTTTGAATCTTTATTGGAGGAATCTTAATGCCCTTAATTGATCTAACTCACAATGAAATTTCTACCATCCTTTATTACGTAGAAGGAGGTATTCAAGGTGAAAAACTTAGCAAAGAAAGTGAAGAAGAAGTTGATTCAATTTTTTCTAAACTAGAAAGTCTTAATTGGGAAGAAACCTAATGCCTAGTTGGTGTGAAAACAGAGTTACTTTTTATACTCCTGTTTCTAAAGAACTTCAAAAGATTAAAACAATCTTTTCAAATGATCGTCCTTTTCATCAAATTATTCCTGAACCTGATTGGAGTAAAATTCCAGCACCAGAAGATTTACAAGATTCTGCTGGAAATTCTTTAGCAAAAAAAGGTGAATTACCTGTTGTAAGTGAGGATAACTTCTTCAACTTAGAATGGCCTTCATCTAAACGTGCTGATAGTCGTTGGCATCCGTGGAGAACTACACATTGGGGTTGTAAATGGGAAATTAAAAAAAATGAAATTGATTGGCTTGACGATGAAGATGAGGAAATTTGTATTATTTTTGCAACTGCTTGGTGTCCAGCAGAAGGAATCTGTCATGCCTTAAGAGAAAATTTTGAAAACTTAGAAGTTACTTGGTTTTTTGATGAACCAGGTGCACAAATTGCAGGTTATCTCTAATGCAACTAAATGGTAAGCCAATGGATGATCAAATGTTTGAAGATTTCATTATGGCTTTAGATCCCAATTGGAAAGAAAAAAATGAATGGCATAAACAAAATGTCATTCACCAAAAATTAATGACGTATCCTTCGCCTGAAAACCATGAAAGCAATTAAGAAATGGATCATTCTTGTACAGGAATCACGTAGAGGTCAAATTGTATGTGATTCTGAAGAAGAAGCGAAAAAACTTTTTGATGATCTTCTTAATAAAGAAAAAGATAATGATAGGACTTATAACCGCATTATCTATTTTAAAGAAGAAACTCTAAGAAGTTTTGGTCCACGTGTTCATCGTACTTTTATTGAAGAAACTAAAGAACTATCTGATAACTACCCAAAGAACTATCATGAAGGTGAAAACGAATGACTAAGTATTTTCGATTAACTGCTACCTCAGTCACGAGGTATAGCCATTATATAAAAGTTCCTGATTCATTTACTACAAATGATATTTGGAAACTACAAGAAACTGATCACAGTATGTTTGATGGTGGAATGTTTACTGAAGATAAATATTCTTCTGATTGGGAATTTGATGATATATATGAATATAGAAAAGATGACATAAAAGAAAATTTTAAAGATGCTACTGAGTACACAACTGAGGAGTTAAATAATGAAAAAAGTTAATGTTGAAATGTCTTTTCCAGAACTTTATAGACTTAGCGAATTAGCTGAAAAACAAATTAAACAAGCTAATCGTAATGGCAGTCTTATTTGGAGGGCTGAATGTTATGAGCTTCAGTCTAGACTTCTCTATGCATTGCATAAGGCGGATATCTCTGACAAAGATCAACAACTTTTGGATGCGAAAATGGAAGAAGCTCAAGCTGATAGGAATTATGACTAAATTAATTAAAAAAAGAGATCCTTTACATATCCTCAAACTTTATAATTTGATGATAGATAAAGATGGTAGTTATCATTTAACTAGATTTGATAATGCTAAAAATGCTTTTATTGAAATTGATAGTCATTTGGATCTCTTTGCCTTAACTCGTCTTTTAAACCAACAAGATCATGACCTCTATCCAAAAATCAAAAAACCCAAAATTTAAATTCATAAATGAATGGAAAGAAGCTTGTCCATTTGATTTTAATAGCAGATTTATTGATGTAAAAAAAGAAATTAGAGATGAAATTGAACATTTCAATCTAAAAGTTACTGAAGAAGAAATTGAAAAAGTACTCAAAGCCTTTATGGAAGGTTTTTGGGATCAAAATTCTTTTATTCTTTATCTTATTTCTGAAGTTCAAAAAAGTAATTCTATTAAAGGAGAGCAAACTAATGCCTAAATACACAGCTTATGCAAAAATTACTATTCCTTATCTAATTGATATAGATGCAAAAGATGTAGATCAAGCTCAAAAAATTGCAGAAGAACAACCTTTCTTTAAATGGTTAATTAATCCAGAAGAAGCTATCTATCATGACGATTATCTAATCGAAATTGATAGTGTTCAACCAAGAAGGGGAAATTAAATGTCTACTAAAACAAAATCAAAGATTCCAGAAGAACTTCTGGGATCTCTAAAGGATGGTGTTCAAAAAATTCTTGATGATAAGGATTGGGCAGGCTTTCTCAATGTAATGAGAAAAATTCATCATTACAGTTTCAATAATCGTTTTTTAATTGCATTGCAACAAGAAAAACGTGGCTATGGCTTTAGTCCTTTAGTTGCTGGTTTCCATAAATGGAAAAACGAATTTAAACGTACAGTTAAAAAAGGCGAAAAAAGTATTCATATTCTTGCTCCTGTTATGACAACTGTTACTGATGACAATGGTAATGCTTTATTAAATGATGAAGGTAAACCTATTAAAAGACCTTATCGATTTAAGACAGCTCATGTCTTTGATCACCACCAGACTGAAGGTGAACCTATTCCTAAGCCTGATACATCGAATATGATGGACGAATTAGAAGATATTGCTTCTCCTGATCTTTTTAAAGGCTTATGCCAAGTAGCTATCAATCGTAAAATTGAAGTTCAAACAGAAGTTTATAAAGGACAAATGGAAGGAGCTTTAGGTTGTTGTTGTTTTACAGGTGAAGAAGCAAAAGAAATCAGACTGGTTGAAGGACTTAATGTTGCTACCCAGGTCAGTGTTATGTCTCATGAACTTGGCCACGCTATTTTGCACAATAGTGACGAATATAGGAGACAAACTCCAGGATCTATTAAAGAGCTTGAAGCAGAATCAGTTGCTTACTTGGTATGCTCTCATTACAATATTGATCTGGGTGAGCGTACTTTTCAATATATCGTTCATCACAACACAGCTACAGATGACATCGTAGAAGAAATTACTAAGTCAGGTGATCGTATCTTTAAGGCTTATGAGTTAATAACAAAAACGGTTGATGTTTATCTTTTAAAAAAGAATAATTAATAAATTCTTTAAGAGTTTTATTCATTTCACGATAGCCTGTGCCAACATAGATTTGTCCTGCCACAACACTGGCAGCCATAATCCCCCAGAACAGGTAATATCTACTTGATTTGATTTGATGTTTTTTACAAGTCATGCAAAGCAAACTCTAAATTAAAATTAATTCTACATGTATTGAAGAATACCATTATTATGAAAGAATTTAAACCTCAAGAAGTTTCATTAATTCGTTTTTGTTTAGATGAAATGCAATATGAATTTTCTGAACAAGAAAAAAATGATTATAAAAATATATTAAAAATACTAGAGGGGTCCCCTACTCAAAATTTCTTTACTGAATAGGGGCTTCCTTACCAGCCACCGGAAACAACAAAAACAATGGCTCCCTCTTTAGGAAAGGTTGACGCTGTTCTTCTTCGCCTTCCCTCATTTATTTTAACTATGTCAACAAAAAATAGCTTAACAATTTTCATTGTTTGGATAACATTTACCATTTCTTTTTTGATCTTTCCTTCTTTACCTGCAGGAATTTTAGCTATTATTAATTTAGTTTTTATAGCAGCTTCTATCTGGTCTCAAGAAAATTAATTATTTTAAGGAAACATAGAAAGAGTCTGAATAATTTTTAGATGTTACTGATCCATAAAGATCTTTTGGAAGTTTTGGAATGATTATCCCTTTTTTCCATGCAGGATGGATTCTAGAAGGAGGTCTTGTCCAATAAATTTGTTTTAACTCTTCTCTCCAAGACCAATCAGGGTGTTGCCTGTGTTTAGAATCTGTTAAAAATTTATAAACTTTATATTGTTGTTCTGGATACGCTCCCGTGCAATCAATCATAAGACTATCTCCAGGAGGCAATTGCCATCTTAATTTTAAAATTCTTCTCCATGCTTGATAAAAAGATCTGTAATCTCCTGGACCACTCATCTTTTTTCTAAGAGCATTTGCTCTTTTATTTTTTCTTTGGTTATACCAATCATTAAGCTGACGATTTGATCTTCCTATTGCAAAACCTACATTCCATACCCAGAAATCTTTTTCATAGGTATACCAAGGATCAATAAAGAGTTTGCATAACTTTTTATTGAGTTTAAATTTAGTACTGATAAGCTGACGGCGTATTCGTTGTCTCATTATGAATGAATTAATTCAGATGATTCAAGCAGACCCTGAATTATGGGAACTGGTTGAACGTCTTAAAAATCAAGATGAAGATTTAGAAGACTTTCTATTAGGTTTAGCACAGATGTTTGCGGTTGAATACCGTGAATTAGAAAGAAGTGATTTGAATGATAAATTAGAAAGTTTTTTTGGAGGCTTACCTCAGAAAGCTCTTTCAATGGCTCCTTCTTTATTACATATTGCCTTAGATATTTATATTATGCAGAAACTACCTAATAAAGGTGACATGGAGTAGACCAATGCAAAGAGGATATGTTCTTGTAAGTTTAGATTTAACATCTATTGTTTCAATTGATAAAAAAAATAAAAAATTTAATTTACTTCCTGCATTGAATGTAACGATATTAAATAAAGCTATTTGTTTTAACACTATTACAGGAGCAAAAGCTATTCAAAAAAGAATTATAAAATTCGATCCTAATTTTCCAGAAACAAAAATTATTAACATTGCTCAGTTGTATAACAAGGTTTTCTAATGAAAGCATTCATTTTTGACTTAGAAACAAACGGACTATTAGATACTGTTACAACTATTCATTCTTTAGTTTTAAGAAATATTGAAAATAATGAAATAATAAGTTGCGCAGATCAAAAAGGATATCTTTCTATTCTTAAAGGAATTGAAATTCTTAATTCAGCAGACTTATTAATTGGACATAATGTAATAAAGTATGATATTCCTGTCTTAGAAAAGATATGTCCTAAAATTTTTAAATTAAAAAGAAGCTGCAAAGTCTTTGATACATTAGTTGCTAGTCGTCTCTGGGCACCTGAACTAGATCCGTTTGATTATTCTAGATGGGCACATATAGAACCTAAATATAAAGGTAGACATTCTTTAGCCGCTTGGGGTGAAAGGCTTAATACTAAAAAAATAGCTTTCACTGAAGAAACAAAAAAAGAAACTGATGTAGAAGATGTATGGGAAAAATGGACTATAAGTATGCAGGAATATTGTGAACAAGATACAATTGTTACCCATAAATTATATGAATATTTTCTTACTCAAAAAATGGACAAACGTTCTTTACTTTTAGAACATGAATTTGCCCATGTTATTTCTCTACAAGAGAGATTTGGTTTTCCTTTTAATTCAAAAGCTGCTTATGCTTTAGTTAATGATTTAAAAGCTAAACGTGCTGAGTTAGAAGAATCACTTCAAAAAACTTTTCCTCCTATCTCATTAGAAAGATGGTCAGAAAAAACTGGTAAACAATTAAAAACAAAAGTTACCAATTTTAATCCAGCTTCAAGGCAACAAACTTCTGAAAGACTTAAAGAAAAATATCCTGAAATTACTTTTGAAAAGACAGAAAAAGGCTCACCAAAAGTAGATGATGATGTTTTAAATAAATTAGGTACTAAATATCCTGAAGCTAAACTATTAGCTGAATATCAACTTCTTAATAAAAGGATAGGTCAAATTGCGGAAGGCAAAGAAGCGTGGCTTAAACACTGTGATCGATACCACGATGGCAAGATACATGGTGAAGTTGTTACCAACGCGGCAATTTCGGGACGCTGCGCACACAAACGTCCCAATACTGGGCAAATTCCAAGTGTTGGTCATCCTTATGGTGCTGAGTGCCGTGCTCTCTTCTATGCTCCAAAGGGGTGGAAGTTAGTAGGTGCAGATGCTTCTGGGCTAGAACTTAGGGCACTTGGCCACTGGTTAGCTTATTACGACGACGGTGAGTATGCTGCTCTAGTTAGTAATCCTGAGCGTGATATTCATTTTCATAATGCATGTTTATTTGGTATACAAGAACATGATAAACCTATAGAAAAAGCAACTAGAGATCTCAGTAAGCGGCTAATTTATTGCATTCTTTATGGTGGCGGAGGTAAAAAAACAGGATCAATTATTTTACCTAAAGGAACTGAAGATCAACAATATCGTAGAGGTAAGGAAACTATAAATACTTTCTATAGAAACTTACCTGCTATTAAACAACTAAAAGATAATATTGAAATTGCTTTAAGAGATAGAAGTTATCTTAAAGGAATTGATGGTAGACATTTACAAATAAGATCTAAACATTCTGCTTTAAACCAATTATTACAATCAACTGGTGCTATTGCTGTTAAAAAATCCACAACAATTCTTTATGATTCTATGGAAAGAATTAATTTATCTTTTGGAAAAGATTGGGGACTTGTTGCTCATGTTCATGATGAGGTACAAGCTCTTGTTAGACCTGAATATACAGAAATATTTAAAGAACTTGCAATTGATTCATTTAAAAAATCAGGTCAGTATTTTAATTTAAAATGTCCCTTGACAGGTGAAGCTAGAATTGGACAGAATTGGATGGAAACGCATTAAAAACTATGGAAGGATCAACTGTTCTTGTTATTTTTTTAATAGTACTTATTTATTTTGTAATACGATTATTAATAGATAATTCTCATCCAAATCATCCTATTTAATACGATTGATTCAAGATATTTTCAATTAATTCTCTATTACCACGCATTCCACTTCCTCCTATAAGATTTTGATTAGGATTAGTTCTTGCAGTATCTATAGCACTGTCTACTTTATTTTGAAGTATCTCTTTCCAATGAAAAGGATTCCAACCTTGTAAGTTTTCTCCTGCAAATCTATCAGACATTATATTAAAATATTGTTAACCTAATTCTATTCCCTTTACTCCTTTACTTGACTGAAGAAAAAATTAGAGAAATTTTACCTCAAATGTGTTATACCAAAATAGAGGTTGACGCAATGATAGAGGCTGCAGTAGAGGAAGCTAGAGAAATTGATAGATTATCAATGGAAAAGCATAATAGAGAAGCAACAATTATTAGCATGATTCTTGGTTTTATTATTATGGCTGCGTTTGTTGATGGATTGTTAAGAATTCTAGGAATAATTCCTCCATTCTTGAATATTGATGTAAGTATTATTGAGAAAATTACTGATAAATTGCTTGACATACTTGAGTCAGGCCATAAAGTACTGAAGTTCTAATGAGCATCATGAAAAATGTCACCGATTTCATTGAATTAAAAAAAGCTATTACAGAATCTTTAAAAGATTTTGAAATGAAAGAACTTAGTGATATGAATGATGATCTAGTTGTATTAATTGATTCATTAATACAAAGACAAATCGCATTACAAGAAGTTATACTAGAACGACTTGATACTGCTTTTTACAAAACTAAAAGCCCTTCACAAAAACAATTATGAACACCTTTACAGGAATCGGCAGCTACAAAGGTGAAGTCTTCACCGATAACGGTTTAAGATTCATGCAAGTTGATATACCTAAAATAGGTAATAAAGGATCAGATGTTCCTATCTTTGTAGTTCCTAATAAAGCTGCAGGAGAAACTTTTGATGCCTTTGCTCCTGGAGCTAGATTATTATTAAATGGTCGTCTATATCCCAGTAGACAAGACTATAAAATGTATTTTGTACCGAATTCTCCTCTACAAGTTGTAACTACAAATATTACATTAAATAAAGTAACTTTAGCAGGTGGTTTTGTTAATCCAGAATTTAACGACAATCTCGGATTATTAAAATTTACTTTAATGTGTTCAGCACCTGCACAAACTCTCTTAAACCATACATGGGACGATAGCCTTAGTTTCAGAATGGAATCTTGGGGTGATGATGCTAAACGTATTCAGACACTTGGACATAAAGGAAGACAAATGGTTCTAGAAGGAATGATACGTTATTCAACATGGCAAACAGCTGAAGGTGCAAAACGAGGTGGATATAGCATCAGAACCAGAGCAGGTCTTTATCAATTCTTTGGTAAAAGAAAAACAGAAACAGACGTAGAAAAACCTGAATCAAAACCAAATGTTTTAAAATCTGTTACAAAACAATCAACAGTTGTAACACCTGTAAGCGAAGACTCCTTACCGTTTTAAAATAAAAACCTAAGTCAGAGAAGGTTGGTCTGCACTCTGGCTTTTCTTCCTCAAGTTAGCTCCAAGCTTGTCTTGTGTGGGTGCAATTCCTGCATTGAGGACCTGTTACACATTCACCGCATCTAACAATGCCTACAATGACGCCTACTAAAACTGCTAAATCTGCGCTATCAAAGCGTAGTTTTGATTCCTTTGCCATTTTCAAAGATCCTGAATACATCACTGGTATTCAAGGACTTGGAACACTACAACCTCTTCATAACACTCAACAAGGATATTGGGCTGTTAAAGAAGAAAGTTGGAAAACTTGTAAGTGGACTGCCACTGAAAGTGATTTTGAACCAGGTTCTGTTCTTTGGAACCATACTCATCGATTCCAACAAAGTGGTGGTATAGAAAAAATGCACGCATTTATTCAGCCACGTTTACAAATCATTCATTCATCTAATATTTTGGTGGTTGATGATTCAATTCTTGGTCGTGATGGCAAAAGTAAAAATATAATAGTTGGCGATCTTTCAATGCCTGAAGTTGAAGCAGCTTTTAAAGCTGATCAAGATAAAGCGAAAAAAGATGCTAAGTATAAACGTCAATACTCAACTAGAACTAAATATCTAGTAAATGTTTTGACTAAAGATAATACTCCTGCTCACGAAGTTCCTCTTGTCTTTACTGTTAAAGGATTAGCCAGTGTTGACTTATCTGGATATATTAGAGACTTCAGAACTGAGATGGAAAAATGTTTAAGTGTTGCTCTTGGAATGGAAGCAGGCGTTAAATTTGATAACCGTGTAAAAAGTATCACGGTATTTGTACCAACTCTTGGTATCAAGACGTTAGGTTTAAATAACAATTCAATTTGTGTAGTTGAAAGTTATGAAAAACCTGCTTACTCCACAAAAGAAATAGCTCAAGAATCTCTTCTTCGTTTAACTGTTCCAGATGAAGCACGTGCTGAAACTTGGAAACAAATGGAAGACGAGTTCTTAGGTGACTACATCAACAAGCATAGTCAGCAAGAAGCTGCAAAACTTGGTGGTAATTATGGGATTGCTGAAGGTGTTCCTGCATTAATGCCTCAAGGAGCTACTGCTGCTCTTCCAGCATCTGAAAAGATTATCGGTGAGCGTGATAAAGATACTGGAGAAATTCAGTTCTGATTCGTCCTCAAAGATAATAGAAAGGCCAGGGTAATTCCTGGCTTTTTTATTGGTTGGTTTAAAATAAATCGATATTTTTAACTAACAATGTATAAAAAGAGTTTGACCTCTAGTTTGATTACTGAAAACAAACCTAAACTTACTTCCATAGGTAATGGAAGAAGAAAAAGAGGATCTTACAAATTGAAAACAAAAAAACCATATAGAGGCCAAGGTAAGTAAACTGTATTTACTAGTCTTAGGAAGACTTTAAAAGCATCTTTTGCACCTTCATTAACACCACTATGACTGTTATTCAGGCGCTCGAAACTGAGTGCCAAAAAATGCTCTATGGACGTAGACGCATTGTCAATACTCTCTATAATTTAGATCCTTCAACTAAAGATCTTTTAGAGACAGATATTGATTCAATTACTCTAGAAGATGACAAAGTTATTTGTCATATAGGAGAAAAAAGAGTCCCTTTACCTAGAGCAGAAGTACTTAAAAATTTCTGGGAACATCGCACTAGAACTCCTTCTTATTTCTCTCATAAAATATGGATGCAATTCCATTTAAAAGGAAGAAAGTTTGAAGGCTGGCCTATTGCAACTTTGAATTATGATGGTTCACCTACTACAGAAACTTTGATAAAACACATTGGTCGTTCTCCTAAAGTTTCTGTAGATAAAGAAGGAACTAAACGCATATATTTTGTAAAGCCAGAAGAAGGTTCTTGTACTTGTAATTCTTGGGTAGAATTAAACAAATACAAAAAAGAATTAGAAGAAGAATTTAGTAGGTTTACTTCTATTAAGTTCAAGCCAGTATGTAAACACATGCAATGGCACTCAGCTAATTTGAATTTACATGCTTCTAGTTATCATGCTAAACAACAAACTGCACAATATAATCCTCGCATTTGTGTTTACTATTATGATCATCGACGTGCGTCTATTTTATATCGCGTTACAAGTGACGGAGTAAAATCAGATGGCAAATGGTTCCCTGAAAATTCTTGGAAAGAAAAATTAGTTTATGATTCAGGTGGAAATCCAACTGGTAATTGTTGGGAAGTATTAAATGGTGCATTAGAAAATAAATACAGTCTTCAAAAATATTCAGAGTCCTTGGCTCTGAGAATGTCTCAATCTTCTAAAAAGTAAACCTTTACACACTTATTATCATGGCCGACAAAAACACTTATCATCAGTTAGCACAATCAGTTCAACATCTTTCTTTTCTTAAAGAATTACCTGATACTAGCGATGATGAAAAAGCAGAACTTGAAGTATATCTTCAAGATTTAGCTTCACAACAAGAACGTAAGTTTGACAGCATTATTGCATTACTTAAAAAATGTGATCATTATATTGATGCTTACGATAAAGAGCTAAACGAAATTAAAGAAGCTCGTGATTCTTGGAAACGTAATCGTGAAAAAGTCATAGGTATTATTAAGTACGCTTTTCAACAAGACTTAATAACTAGTAAGCTAAATGGTGAACGTTATCAAGGCACAATTGCAAAAGTTAAGCCTAAGTTAGTAGATAATTTTGATCAGTGGGAAGATACAGATGTTAAAGAATTTGGTTTAAAGAAAACAACGACAGTTAGTCGTCTTAAAGATGATTCAATTGTTGAAGTTAAAGAAGAATCTATTCCTGATAAAGATCGTATTCGTAAAGCTATTGAACAAAATGACAAAAAAGTTCCTCCGATAGCTCAATTAGTATCTTCTTATTCTTTCAGATATGGAAGGAGAAAAAGATTAACAAATTCGTAACAGATCTTTAAATAATATTAGATCACTAATACTCTCTTGCTTAACTGTGAGAGAGTATTATATTTTTAAAATCATTTAGACTAATGAAACTAAGAGAAACCGATCAAGTAATTGATTCAGGTGTTTGGACTTCAACTTTGACTAATGAAAACACTTTTTTTATCCCTGATGAACTTCTTGAAGAACTTAATTGGAAAAGTAATACGCATGTTTATTACAAGATCAAAGAAGGAGCACTTATCATTAGAAAAGATCCCAATTAAAATTAAAAATAAAATAAGGATGAACAATGTTGAAGTAGTAAAAAAACGGTTAATACAAAGACTTGGATTAAACTATATTACATATGAACGTATGCGTTCTATAGATAAAAATTGGTTAAAAGGTTATGACCAAGCTAAAAAAGATGTAGTTGAAATTATAAATCAATTACAAATTTATTTACCCTATCTTGATGATGAGAAAGAATTGCCTTAAAACAAATTTAATAAGGTTAGTAAAGAAAAAAATCAAAGAAACAGAAACAGTTTTAAAATATTATTCAAATAATTTAGAGCCTGAAATGCCTACAAAACCTAAGTTAATCCGTACTACAGAATCAGGTGGAACAATCCATACTTATCCTTTAACAGGTGGGCAAACTACTTTTGAAAGATATCTGGGTTGTTACTTAGGTTCTTGTAAATTTTGTAATGATATAGAAGAAGCTACTGCTTATATAGAAGAACAAGTGATTCGATAAAAGTAAAGATTTAGGCTTGGTACGGTGAATAGGTAATTGCTTTACCTATATGTCACGTAATGCTCGTCACATACGCTACAAAGGAAAACCTTCAGAAATTAAAGAGACAGTTGAATTTGAAGGATATGAAATTCGTGTTCTAAAACACGGAAATACAGGACATATTCTTTATCGTTATCCTCGTAGAGAAGATTTTGAACCATGTTGGGGAATGGATTTAGAAAATGCTAAAAAAGCTGTTCTTTATTGGAAAGAAAATAAGGATATTAGCGTAGAATCATATACGTAGTTTTGAAAAGAAAGAGTGAAAACGGCTGAAAAAAGTAATTTAATGGATGACTTGGCTTGGAGTATTCATCAATATCTCCTAGAAGAATCAACTGTTTTCCAAAATAAAAATCTTGTTCTCTTACCTATTACTGTTATCGCTAAGAAATTTAAAAGGAATCATCGAACTATTAGTCGTCGTTTGACAGCACTTAAAGCTGAAGGATTAATTAAAACTATTATTAAAAAGGACTATGTAGCCTTGTACAGTATCACTAAAGAAGAAGATTACTCATGACAACACCTGGACCAGAAAAATCTAATCAAATTGGACTTATCTCAGCTATTACTGATTTAATAGCTTCTTTCACTGATAATGGTAAACCTCTTCGTTCTTATATTAATCATCCACAAGAACTAGGAGTATGCATTATTACTGCAGGATTGCTTGCCAATGAAAAAACTATGCTTAATACAGATGATGCTATTAAAAGTAGTTTTGAAATTTACAGAAAAATTCAAAACCATGTTGCACAATATCAAAATATGACTTTTGCTTCTAATGTTGAACAGTGCTTTGTTGAACGTCCTCCTGAAGTTGAACATGACTGACAAATAAATCTCTGTCCTTTTCCGTACCCTTTTTTGAATGCTGTTACTTTTATAATAAAAACAATCTTTTTAAAACAAAATGTTAAAAGCTATTCTTATTGCAGCAGCTGCTTCTATAATCGCTCCTTCTGCTTATGCTGGTGTATTTGTAAATGTAGAAAATAACGGCTCATTTGCAGGAAAAAATTTCACTACAGCAACTACAGATTTTCACGTAGGTTATGAAGGTGAAGTCGGTGCTCTTGATTACTATGTTCAAGGAGGACCAGCTTTAGTTCGCCCTGACGGTGCTGATGGTGATACAAGAATTTCTGGCAAAATTGGCGGTTCTTTTGCAGCAACTGAAAAACTTGGTGTTTATGGTGAGTTTTCACTCTTAACAGCTGATTCAGATACTGACGATGACAATTCTTACGGAACAAAAGCAGGCATCAAGTATTCTTTCTAGTTTTAAATTTAGAATTAAAGAACCCTGCTAGTCTTTATCTAGTAGGGTTTTTTCATGTATTTTAAAAAATTAAACTCAATAAAAAATATTCCTTCTTATGAAATAGGTACTAGAGAAGTTGAATATGGTTTTAGTGCAGATAATATCTTTAAAGGTTTATGGTATAGCGGTATAACTTTAAAAGAAAAACTTGATGTAATTCCTAAAAAATATGCTTCTGAATTTTTTACAATATTTTTAGAAGCTAATACATATATCATTCCACATACAGATAGCAATACTAAAGCAGTTGTAAATTTTTATATTGAAACTAGTAATTGTTTAACACAATTCTATGAAACAAAAGAAAATGCTAAACCTTCTCAAATAAATAATCAAACTGATGGTTATATTTATGATCTTAAAGATTTAATTAAAAAAGAATCTTTTATAGCACAACCTGGAGATATTTATATTTTAGATGTAAGTAAAGTACATAGTGTAATCCCTTTAGATGACAGGGAAGTACATAGAAAAGCAATTTGTTTTGCTACTGATTCACTAAATTTTGATGAGGTTATTAAAATTTTTACGTAAAACCGTAAGAAAAAATACCTAGTACTTAACAAAACTTAATGTAATATATAAAGGTCAATACTTACTAATAAAAATGACTTCTAATTCAGCTGTTAAAGCTATTGCCATTGAACAACAGAAAATTGATGCAGAACGTATAAATGGTTGGGCTGCAATGCTCGGTGTTGTAGCTGCTTTAGGTGCTTATGCAACAACTGGTCAACTTATTCCAGGAATTTTTTAAATGAATTCTCAAGTTATTACTGAATACGGCAAACAGAATATTTTTGGCCGTGAAACAAAACCACAGTTAATAGAAAACTATACAAACTATCCAGAAGAAGCAGAAAAAACTAATGGTCGTTGGGCAATGATTGGTTTTGTTGCTTTATTAGGTTCTTATTTAACAACTGGGCAAGTGTTGCCAGGGGTTTTCTAAACTGTTAATTTATAGCTAATTGATTTCAGCTTTTGTCTTCTTCCCAAATTTTAGATATAAAAGCTGAAGTTATTAGCAAAGAAAATATTAGTTTAAAGGTTTGTACCCCTTACTCTAAGAAGAATTATTTTTCTCAATACGTGGATTATAAGTCTTTAGGAGACACACGACTAAGTATTGAGGGTTCTAGGCATTATAAAAGTCCTTTTGGAGCCTTACCTTCTGTAACTACAATTCTTTCAGCTACACAAGGTAATAAAGCTTCTCTTGAACGGTGGAATAAAAAAAATCCAGGAAAAAAAGAAGAAGCAGCAAGAAGAGGTACTGCTGTTCACAGTAGAATGGAACATTATCTTTTAGGTGAAAAAGATTTTAAACATGAAAAAGATGAAGATCCTGAATTTATAAAAGATTTTGTAGAACCTTTTTGGAAAGATCTCCCTGAAAAGTTAGATAAATTTGAAAAAGTTATATGGGCTGAAAATCCTGCAAATCCCGATGATTACGCTTGGACTATTGGAGGAGATGGAATTAGTCGAGTTTGGCATCCAGGTATAGTTGAAAATGAAACTTATGGATGGGCAGGTGCTCCTGACATTATTGCTACTTATAAAGGAAAAACTGTTTTAGGAGATTTAAAAACTTCAAATGGTCTTTATTATGGTCGTTGGCCAGATGGAAGTACTCCTAAAAATGAATATGGAATGAGAAGAGCTGGTTTTATAAAATATCAAAAATGTTGTATGCAATTAGCTGCATATGATTTAGCTATTGAACATACAATTGGAATCAAACCAGATATTCATATGATCATTGTTGCTACTACTCAACGTTCACAAGTTTTTGCTATCCAACAAAGAACAATTCAAAAATACAAAGAAAAATGGTTGGCAACTGTTGATAAGTACTATAAAGAATTTTATAATATTCCTGAAATAGAAATGGAAGCGATTGATTTAGATAAAAAAGAAGGATAGGTCTATTCCCGTTAGATTAATTTTAGTTCTCCTTAAAGTTTCCTCTGTTCAAAATCTGATATAGTGGTTATCCTGAGACAACCATATTAAACCTAAGTGTAAATAACTAGATGACAATATCCGTTCCTGACGCTACACCACCTGAAAAGTCTTTAGAATCTGGAGAGATTAATTTAGATTACATACCAGTTGATTGGCCCCTTACTCCCTTGCAAGGTAAGAAAGCTTATGTCGGCGGTTGGACTAAAAATCCTTATACTCTTTCACAGATTAAGAAAGAATTGGAGGAAGGGAGAGCTACAGGGGTCGGTCTTTTATGTGGCCAATTTTGTAATGAATATGGTTTAATTTTTGTAGATGTTGATGGTGAAGAGGCTATACCTGAAATTGAAAAACTTGGTGGTGGACCAATACATTCAATATTTCCTAAAACATTAACTATTTCAAGTGGAAAAAAAGGAAAATTTAGGTTGTTATTTAGAATTCCTAATGAAAAAATTCAAAAATTACCAGATAGAGCAACAATAAAAGTTGATAAAGCTCCTTGGGAAATTCTTTGGCGTTCTCGTCAAGGAGCACTTATGGGTGCACATCCTCAAACTGAAGGTTATAAAACAACTTCGCATGGCGGTTTTGAATATGTAAAAAATCTTCCAGACATGCCTGAATGGTTATATAAAGCTATTTCTGATGCATTTCCATCTTCGAAATATAGACGAGGAAATAACCAAGTAACACCAGTTATTGGTCAAAATATTCATCTATTTTACGATGAAGATAGCACCTATAAACAAGAAGCTATTTATGAGGAAGCATGTGAATATCTACAACATCTAAGTATAGATAGATGTAATGACTATGAAGAATGGTTAGCTGTTGGAATGTCTCTTCACCAAATTAATGAAGACTTGTTAGGCGCTTGGGTTGAATGGTCATTAAAGTCTGAAGCATTTGAGTCAGGCGCTTGTGAGGATAAATGGAGAAGCTTTGAACGCCTACCTGGAGGACCTAACCCTCCAGAAGGTAGAGGTTTAAAAACTCTTAAAGCGATGGCTAAAGAAGATGGTTGGGTTGATTTAGGAGGTTATACAGCTATGTCTTTTGAACAAATTAAAGAGAAAGTTGAAAAAGAAAATGAATCAGCTGATAGTCAGTTTTTAAATCAATTAATATCCTCTTTTGAAGATGAGCCTTCTATTGAAAATATTTTAAATGATAACGAATTACCTAATTTTATAGAGAGTAATACGTTTAAAAGAGGTAGCAAAAGTGGTAATGGGAAAATAAAAAATCCTCCTTCTTCAGTTATTTCTGAATACCTACAAGAATGGGCACTTGGAATGGGTTGGTGTTATGACCCTCGTTTTGATACGTTCATGTACTACATGTCAAATCGAGGTTTTTGGAGACGTGAAGAATATAGAAAAGAATTTCATCACGTTGTACAGGATGAATTAACTACTAATAGGTCATATACGCCAGCAGGTTTTAGTGCAAACTTAGTATCAGATGTAGTTGAACTACTTAAACAAAAAATTTCTAGAGTTGATTGGAATGACAATACTGAAAAAATTGTCTTTTTAAATGGAATTTTAGAAGTTGCAACAGGAGATTTTACTGAACATACAAAAGAAGACTATGTAACTTGGGGTTTAGATTTTAAATATAACCCTGAAATAAGCCCTGGTCCAATTACTGAATGGATTGAAAGGACTCAATATAAAGATGAAGCTCGTGTTCAAGTTTTACGTGCATGGTTACGTGCTTGTTTAGTAGGGCATGGACACGAATTACAACGTTTTTTAGAAATTGTTGGTCCAGGGGGACGTGGTAAATCTACTTTTGCCAATCTTTGTTGTGCCTTAGTTGGCGCTGGTAATTATGCAAGTACAACTCTTAACCAGCTAGAACAATCTCGTTTTGAATTATCTTCAATAAAAGGAAAAAGAATGACATTAATTAATGATTCAGAAAGATATGGCGGTTCTGCTCAGGTTTTCAAAGCATTAACAGGAGGAGACAATCTTAGATATGAAGAAAAAATGAAAAATATTGGTGAACCTTTTGTTTATACAGGCATGGTTATGGTTGCAGCCAATGAGCCTATACAAACAACAGATAACACAAGCGGACTAATTAGACGTCGTTTAACAATTGAATTTAATAGAAAACTTTATAATAAAAATTCGGAAGCAAAAGATATGATCAAAATTGAAAAAGGCCGTGTAACAGGCTTATGGAAAGATTGTTTACCTGGCTTAGTGAATTGGGTTTTAGAAATGAATGAAAAAGAAATGAGACATTATCTATTAGATACCTATGAAGCTGCTCCTTCTCTTAAAAAAGTACGTAACAATATTATGGTTACAAGTAACAACTTAATTGAATGGCTACAATCAGAAGTTGTTTTAGATAATGATAATGTTGTTCCTGTAGGTAAAAAAATTCCTAACAATAATAAAGAGAATTCTGAAAGGTATTTCAATAGTTCTTTTCACCTTTATCCAAGTTATTGCGAACATTGTGATGCAACTGGTTCTAAAGCTGTAGGTCAAAAACGTTTTATTACTTTATTAATGGATTGCTGTAAGAGTCAGCTTGGTATGACTAATGTTTTTACGTTTACTCGTAAAGGAATGCCATTGATAAAAGGTCTTGCACCACGTAAATCTGATCTAAAATACAAAGATTTTCCAACGATTTTGCCAGAAGGAAAAGAGTCCGAATAGAATGTCTTGATAAACAAACAATGCTGTTAAACTAATTAAGATGACGAATTTTCGTTGTCTTTTTTTATCCTCAAACCGAGATCAAGGGGAAAAATCTCTCATCTTACAAGTTAATCGTACTATTACTTTCTAATGACAACATCTTCTTTAAAAAGAAGTGGCAGTTTATTACAAGGATGGGACGAGTTTTGTGAGTGGACTACTTCCACAAACAATCGCATCTATGTAGGTTGGTTTGGAGTCATTATGATTCCTTGCTTATTAACAGCTGCAGCTTGTTTCATCGTGGCATTTATTGCTGCTCCACCCGTCGATATTGACGGTATTCGCGAACCTGTAGCAGGTTCTTTTTTATATGGAAACAACATCATCTCAGGAGCCGTTGTTCCCAGTTCGAACGCAATCGGTCTTCACTTCTACCCAATCTGGGAAGCTGCAACCATCGACGAGTGGTTGTATAACGGTGGACCATATCAACTCGTTATATTCCACTTTCTCATCGGTATCTCAGCTTACATGGGACGACAATGGGAACTTAGTTATCGACTAGGAATGCGTCCTTGGATTTGTGTTGCTTACTCCGCACCAGTCTCAGCCGCTTTTGCTGTATTCCTCGTCTATCCTTTCGGACAAGGATCATTCAGTGACGGTATGCCTCTCGGCATTTCAGGCACGTTCAACTTTATGTTTGTCTTCCAGGCGGAACATAATATCCTCATGCATCCATTCCACATGGCAGGTGTGGCGGGTATGTTTGGCGGTGCTTTGTTTAGTGCTATGCATGGGTCACTTGTTACATCTTCACTTATTCGTGAAACAACAGGATTAGATTCCCAAAATTATGGCTACAAATTCGGACAAGAGGAAGAAACATACAACATCGTCGCAGCGCATGGCTACTTCGGACGTCTTATCTTCCAATACGCCTCCTTTAACAACTCTCGTAGTTTACATTTCTTTCTTGCTTCTTGGCCTGTTATTTGCGTCTGGCTTACCTCAATGGGTATATGCACCATGGCCTTCAACTTGAATGGATTTAACTTTAACCAATCAGTTGTTGACTCTTCTGGAAAAGTGGTACCAACATGGGCAGATGTTCTTAATAGAGCAAACCTTGGTATGGAAGTAATGCACGAGCGTAACGCTCACAACTTCCCTCTTGATTTAGCTGCTGCTGAGTCTACCCCAGTTGCTCTTATAGCGCCTGCTATTGGGTAAATAATCACCTTACACCTAGCTCATTAAGCCCCTCTATTTGAGGGGTTTTTTATTGTGTTTCTTTGACATCTATAGGAATATTATGTTTTCTAAATCTTATAGTAAGAATATAAACTTATAGATTGATAATGAATCACTATACAGTTGGTTACTATGATTCCCAACATCATCATCAAGATGTCTGTGCTTATGCAAGCAACTCTTTTGAAGCCAGAGAAGTAATAATGGAATCAGTTAAATTTGTTCAAGAGCATCCTAATTCTATTGATCATATTTTATTAGAATTTTAATTCTCCGTATCTTGTATAAATTTAAAAAGAAACACTATTAAAAAAGCTACTATATAGGTCCAAGCAAATAAGTAAGCAAATTCTTCCATTTTCTTATTTTAATTGATGTGGTTGTCGTAAACTAAAGAAAAGTATTTAAAACAAGATGCCTGAAGACGTAGGTAAAAAACACCTTAAAGCATATATGGATGCAATGGAAGCAATGCAAGGTTCAGAAGCAATTATGGGACAAGAAATGCGTGAAGCAGAACAACCTTCTAATCCTTATTTAGGTGCTTCATTAGGAGTAGCTCCACCTGAAAGAAATGATCTTTCGGGATTAGGAGAAGAAATTTATAACCCATTTGCAGGACAATTTGTTATGCAAGATGGGAAGATGGTTCCAAGAACTCCTGCTAACTCTTCAATTAGACAGTTTTAAATACTCATTAAATTTACTTTGACCATTCAGGTTTACCTGTAAAGTTTTTTCCAAGCCAATTACTAAGTTCAAAAGCTGGAATAACTGTTTCTTTAAGAAATTTTCTGTGCTCTTTTACCTGTTTAGTAGTTGTTTGAAAACCAAAGTCTGTTATTTCCATAATACCAAATCCTGCAATAGCCGAAGCTATAACAGCACCAGCTCCCCAAATCCATTTTTCAAGTTTTCGAATTCGTTGATTTAAGGATTCGTGCTCTTTATCTTTATATTTAGCTACTTCTTCTTCGAGATCATCAACTTTAGTTTCTAAAGATTTAATTCTCTCATTTTGTTCACGTTGTAAAGAGTGATAGCTATCTTCTTTCATTTATTAAACACCTGTAACTAACGGTCTAGTCTTCAAAAGAGCTATGCTGCTTCGTACATAAAACTAGCTATAATATCTATAGTTGTAGAACTCGGATAAGCAACAGAAGCGTTTGTTCCGTTAGTATTAGTTGTTAATTTTGCATGACTCTGATTAGAAACAATGTATCCATATGGAGCTCCTGTATAACTAAACCCAGTCAAGTGTCCAAAAGTAAAATGGTGATATGAGCTTGTATTGTTAAATGCTGTAAAAGGAAACCCATTTATTTGAGCAATACCTCCAGACCCAGTAAAGCTGGTGGCAGTAAGTCTTAATCCACCAAATACACGATTACCGATTTTCGTATACTTACCGAATTGAGTACTATAAGTTATGCTACTAACCTCAGCACCACCCCAAGTAGGCGTAAAAGTTCCTTCTTCATAATCTGCCAAAAGTTCTGAAGTACCTGTACCTGAAGTAGCACTAAAGTCAATACCGTGACCAGCAGTTCCTATTACTAGATCGCCGTCAAGTATTTTTACGTTTCCACTTGAATCGATGCGGAGTCTTTCTGTTGGTACAGCAGAACCATCAGCACTGGTACTAAAGGCCAATCTGCCACCCATATGATCAGCAGCAACACTAGTATCCTCTACAAAACAATTAATTTTTGCTGCTGATGAAAAGTTAGTGCCATCATTACCTTTAAATTCAATTGTTCCAATAAGATCATTATTAGCTAGAGCAGTATTCGTACTTCCATCAGTAGATCTAGCTCTGTTTAACTGTAATTTTGCACCTCTTGCTGTAGGGTTTGAAGTTCCTGAATATGCAAATATACCAACACATTTATTAGTATCATCTGCAGCTCCTACAAACTGTGCAAGCTGTCCTGATACATCTGCAGAAGAGTTTAAGTTTGTTTTATATGAAGTTGTTCCTACAAGAATTCGTCCACTTGAGTCGATGCGAAGTCTTTCAGTACCACCTGTTTCTCCTGTAATTGTATCGGCAGCAGGAAATCTAATTGATGTATTTGTATCACCAGTATGAACAATCTTGTCAGGAATAATTATATCACTTGGGAAAGTAAGATCGCCGCTTGCAAATTTAGAAGAACCAACCGTTCCATCTGATGGTGTTCCTGTATCAACTTGATTACCTTGTATTAAACCCCAAAAAGCTAGTCCACTATCAGGTGCAGTTGTAAAAGTTAGTGTACTAGAAGAAACTGTATAATCTGTTCCAGGATGTTGCATAACACCCCCAAGGCTTATAAAAACTTGATTTACACTTGCAGCTGAAGTTGTAACACCTCCTACCTGCATAGTAAAAGCAGTGTTGCCAGAATTAAAACTACTTGAAATATCATCAAGTTCTCGATTCTGTCCTTTAACTATTTCTCTTCCTACGTATGGCATTTTAAACTTTAACTATGATATTCATCTAGTTTAAAATGACTAACGCTTTAATCCCAAGGTGCACCTATTTTTTCAATGGGTGAATTAATTATATCTATTTTATTTTTTAAATTTTCTTCTATCTTTGTTACATCAATAGATGCATTAGCTTTAACCCACTCTAAGCATTTTTCTTTTGTTACATCCTTGAAAGCAATAAAATCACTAGGCAAGGAAGAAGGTTTTGTTAATTCAATTTGTCCAGTTGCTCTAGCTTTTTCATTACTTCCATCCATTCCTTTTACTCTGTAAACAATAGTGGTAATAAAACCATCAGAAACATCAGAAATCATGTTTTTTTCGTTAATTTCCCATGTATAGGAATAAGCCATTTTAAAAACCTTTTAAAAGTATTTTAATACTTCTATTTTTATTATGAATTTGCAAGTGCAGAAAAAACTAAGACCAAGGAGTGAACTGTTGCAATCCATATTGAACAGCTACAAGTTTAGTTTCAGTACCAGTAAAGGTAACGGCTTCTTGAGCTATACCTATAATCATTGAAGGGTTAGCAGTAGCTTTTTGTCCTATACCTGCTGTTGCAGAAGAACAAATACCATCACCTACCTCAATGTTTCCACCAGCATTATTAACAAGGATATGACCGTCACCTAATATAAGAGCATCATGTAGGTTGGTTTCACCACTTGGTCCACCATTCATTGAACCACCATAAGCACCTAAGACTTTCCTAGAGTTAGCTGTTTGAGTCTTTTGAACTTTATATTGTAAACCTCTATCAATATTTACAACTTCAGTAGTTTCTAGTAATGTTCCATAAGGATAAGCCATCGAGCTATCTGATGGATTATCAGCATCTGGAACAATACAATGGTGAGCAGCAGTAAATGGGTCGTATACTAATCCTGAGGATGAGTTGAATTTTACATAACCCAGGGTAGTACCATTACCATCGGCAAAACCCATAGCGTAACTGGTAGACGTAGAAGGAGTATCTTCACCACATTGAACTAATACACCATATCTGTTAATATTATTACCATCATTAAATACATAGAGCCCATAATTACCACCTACATCTGACCTGATTTCTGCGTTTCCATTATCGAATACCTTAAATTTATCTACCCAACTACCAGACTTTTTATTAGCAATAGCATAGTAATACGTAGAGCCATAAGCAGCTGTCCTCCATTTATCGCTATTATCATCTCCTTCATCAGCAGTTAAGTAAATTATGGCATCACCAGCTTCTTCTGATGTAATTTCTATTCCATCGCTAAGGGTTTGTAGTTTCTTATTGCCAGCGTGATATAATTCTACGGATCCGCTTTCTGTTGCTTGAATCATTAATTCATCAGCAGAAGAAGGGTTGTTTATAACTTTTAATTTACTTGTAAGTATTTTTAAGTCTCCTGTACCAGCATCTGAAATTAATGAGTGGTTTCCATCATGGTAGATTTCTAAATCTTCACCTGCTCCGACTTGTATTTTATTTGAATCGCTATTATTTCTAAGATGACCATCTGAAGTTAGATACCATTGAGCATTATTGTTGGTATAAATAATTAATTGATCTCCATTATTTTCATATTTCAAACCTCCTACAAAACTATCATCAGCATCACCAAACATTAAATAACAATTTGCTTGGTTATTTTGTGTATAAGCGTGAAGCTGTGCATGAGAACCGCTGTCATCATGTTCTGCATGTACAAGGCATTTTGCACCTCCAGATACTGACTCAACCTCTATGCCTGTACTAGTTGTTTTTAATTTACGATCATTGTCGTAGTACAATTCTGATGCACCATTTGTGATAAATCTTGCTTTTAATTCGTCACCAGCAGATGTTATATCTAAATTAGTACTTCCTTTAATAATTAAATTACCTACACCAGCATCTTGTATGTATGAGTTCGACCCGTCATGAAATATTTTTAAATCTGATCCTGTTCCTATCCGTAATTCATCATTATCAGAAATTTGAATATTCCCATCACTATCAATTGTTAAAGAATCAGCTGCTGCTGCGTTTATACTTAAACCATTTACTAGTTCTGCTTTAGTCTGTGACATTTACTCTTTTCAGTTATCTTTCTTAATTATCGCACCAGTTACTTATTGATTTTTTTATTTTATCCAAGAATTATTTTCTTTGAACCAATAATTGGTCCATCATTTACTTGAGCGTGTTTGTTTTGTAAAGTAACAGGAATTAAACCTGTACCTGCTTGACTATATTGACTGAAACCTTTTGTATATTTTCGAAGAAAGTCTTCACCTCCTCCATTTGCCATAATTGTAGGAAAATCGTTATCACCCATAATTAAATACTAACCTTGATATTGACTAAGAAAAGAATCAACACGATCACTTACTGGTGCCTGTGATTTTGCATTATCAGGATTAGTTTTTTCAGCAGCTCTTATATTTGCTTGCGCATATGGAGCGCTAACAGCTTGGCCTTGTGTTGCATAACCTCCTGGTAAACCTTCTTGGCGACGAGGATCACCTAAGTTATCCATACTTAAACCTGAAGGATCAAAACCTGCACCGCCCATTATTTTATTGACTATTTTTATTAATTATATCATCGGGAATTTTTAGTTTGTGTTGTGCAGGCTTATACAAACCCTTGTACTGCAAGGTGTTGTAAAGTCCTTCAAAACACTAAGAGATAATAGATATAGTAAAAGAATTCCTTGGAAATTGGCTACGGGTTGTGAATGTTACAGAGGGGGTCTGTGTCATTCATAACCCCTAGTTAGTTCAAAGGTAATTATTAGAAGGGTTACGTTCTGTCAAATTATTAGTGTTCTGCAGGAAGCCACAGATAGAATAAGTAAACTATCCTTTATTTTTATGCTCTCTCCAAACTATGAATGTTATGTAGAAAAAGTAAGAAAAGTCTTTCGTGCACAAGGTTTAAACGGAGAAGATATTTATAAAATTGCTAATTGCTTAAACAAATTAGAGAAATGTTATGGTCCAACACAATGTTGGGATATTGAAGCCAGTCGCCATTTAGAACGTGGTTTTACTTCTTCTAATCAATATTGTGCTCGCTATAAAGGTAAAAATGCGAATCCTTTGATTCTTGCAGTCTATAATATTTTTCCTAATCCAAAAAAAGATGCAACTATTTTAATTAGAAAAGGTAGTTGCAATAACCATCATTGTATTAATCCTCGTCATTTTTATTATGGAGATAAAATTGACTTAAAAATAGAAAAGTGGCAACGTAATGGTATTGATATTGATAAGTATAAATTTGGTCAAATTTTATGGAAATATAAACAAAATAAAAATAATATTTGTTATAGAGAAATTGCTAAAGAATTCAATTTAACTTATAACACTGTAAGATCGATCTGTAACCATGAAAGAAATTGATCCTGAACTTCCCAAAAAATTAATTAAATCTTTTGGTAATGAAGTGCTTCAACAAAAACTTTTAAAAGAAAAAGAAGCAAGTAAATCTCAATTATGTTTATGGCATGTTGGCAATAGTAAAAAACATTCAGGAAATTTTGGACCTGATGGTGAGTGTCTTGATTGTATGAAAGAAATAGAAAAAGGGCAGTGTTTGATTGATATTGAAAAATTTGATATTGATATGTTCTATTATTTCAGATCATTCTGGTCAAAAGTTGATATAAGAGGAGACAATGAATGCTGGCCTTGGAAAGGTTCTATTCGAAAGGATAAATATGAAACAGTTGCATACATGATAAGTCCTTTTCATAAAGCTAAAACGCACTCAGCTGCACGTGTAGCATTTTGGTTATCCAGAGGTTATACAGGTAAATTAAGAATTACACATAAAAAAGACTGTCATTACACTTGCTGTAATCCATTACATTTAAGAATAATGGGAGTACAGTTAGAAAATCCCGAAAATATTTCGGCCATTAATTTAGAACTTAAAGGAAAAACAATTCATGAGCACGCGAAAGCCAACCTGCAAACGTAAAGACGTAATTCCAACTGCTTGGCATGTTGATAATCCTGATTATAGAGGTTACATAAGTATAGATAACGACTTGTTTTATACTGATTGTTTTAAAACAAAAGAAGAAGCTACTTTTGCATTAGAAAAATTAGCTTATAAGCATTCATATGACACTATAGAAACTCTTCAAGACGAAGGTTGCTATCCTGAGCGTGCTAAAATTATGAATGAAAGATATAAAGAATTAGGCAGGGATGCTAAAGATCATCCTATGCACGGCCTATTTACTGGAATAACAAAAGAATATGGCGAGATTCCTGACAACAATCCCAGTTAATATTGGTTTTGTAAACCTGGGTAATGTACAAGCATATCCAACAGGAGGTACAGGACCTACAGCTTATGGACCTACAACATACTTCGGATCTCATCCAAGACCTGCGTCTGGCGGAGATAGCATTAATAATGCTATTAATTTGGGCAGTTTCACTGAAACATTTAGAGAAATCCCAATAAAAGGTACACATGGTGGAGTATCAAGAAAAGTTTCTACTTTTTATTCATTAGAATTACATCAAGAAAGATCTATTCAAATTAATCAAACTTATAGTGAGACAGCTTTAACTAAAAAAACAAATAGGAATACGTTAGTTTCTTTTTATAGAACTGATAGAGATGGTTTTCGTCAAGAATTAGTTGTAAATAATCAAGGCTATGTCATAGATCCTGCAAGTATAGATACAGATGATGTGAATTTAAAATACGAAGATTATCCTGTTCAACAATTAAAACGTGGTAAATATCTTTGCTGTATAACAAATGATTTCCGTTATTTAGAAACAGAATTTGCAATAACTCTTAGAACATTTAATATTGATTGGCGTTTTGTAAACGAAGCAGCAGAAGAATATTTAGATATTGGACAGGTAACTGGAGATGTTGATGCTGCCTTAGATTTAGGAATTGTTTAGTATTAATACTGCTAATCTTAAATGATCTTAAAAAATAAAAACGTATGAAAGTTGTCAGTATTCAGCAACTAGAACGTGATTTAGATCGAATTCTTGATGATGTTTTAGATCAACAAGAACATTATTCAGTTTCTATTTCATTTGTTACTTGTGCAAATACTGATAATGATCCTTGTACTACTAGTCAATGGGAACAAAAATCTATAGTTATGCTGCCAGAAGAAGATTATAATGTAATGCGAGAAATCTATACAGAATGGCTACAAGAAAATGGTTTTCCTCTTACCGAAATAGATTGATTTAATACTCTTATTAACTTATTTAAGTTACTTTATAAGGTGATTTATCATTTGATATGGTTATTTTATAAGGCTCATTTTTATCTTTAATAAGATAATGATCAGTTTCTTTTTCATTAACAGGACCCATTACTTTCTCTTTAGAAGCTGTATCATGACCTACACTAAAATGGACGTTATCTTTTGCACCTTTAGGCAAAGTGATACCTTGTTTAGCAGCTTGTTGACCCGCAGCAAATGACACATCAGCACTTGCTTTTCCTTGTTTTGCTGATGTTGCTTTTTCACTATCACTTTTATCTAACCATCCTTTTGCCCCAACTTTAGCGTCTAGCCAAGATTCATCAGGGTTTTCTCCTTTATTATCTACTCTATATTGTTTAACAGCAGCGTCTCTAGCTTGATATTCATCAGATTTAATCATCTGATCCATGATGTCATCTCTAGATGATCCACTAGCTAATTGTGATCTCCAAATTCCTCCTGCAGAATGTTCTCCTGACTGATCATTATCTTCTTGATTTAACTGTCTACCTAATATTCTTTCTGAAGCATCAGCTAACCATTCTCTATCTGTCATTTCTTTTGTTCTTGTCTCTTCTTTAAAATCTTCACCAAAATTAGAATCACCTAGTTTATCAAGATTTCCATAATCAGCATCTTTTTTAAATTCTGATTTAACGTAATTGCCAAGATTTTCTTTTGGATCTTTATAATTTTCACTACCTACAGTTGCTTTTCCTGATTGAAGAAAATTCATATAATCTGTTCCTGCAACTTCTGGGGGTCCTTCTTCTTTCTTTGGAGCAGTTTGTCCTGGTTTTTCTCCTGTAAATTTAGGCAATTTTCCTGCATCTCGTAAACCGCCAATAACTGCTCCTATTAAACCTAAACCCCCTGTTTGTTGTCCTGTATCATTTGGTTGTCCTGTTTGATTTAAAAGCTGTTGATAATCTGTTAAATTTTCTCCTGTTGTGCTTCTTGCTGCTTCTCTTGATAAAGGCATAGCTGCCGCATAGTTTGCTGCTTCTTTTGCATACATGCCTGCTTTATGCTCATCTAAATAACTTTTTTGTTCAGCTTTTTTTGCAAGCCTTTCATCTTTTAAAGTTTGCGTATAGTTAGCTATATCATCATATCCTTTTTGACTTTGTACAGTTTTTATAATTGTATCTGCTTTTGGCTTATACTTGACAATTGTAGGTGCTTTTGGTGCTTTTCCGCCCATGTTACTTCTCTAATAATTTAATCTCTATACTAATTTTATCAGTTAAATACTCATAACCTTTCGTTACTCCATGGAATCCGATAGGAACAAGAAACAAAATAAGCAACAATTCAGCCCAAGTGATAGCTCTATTCATAATGAAAAATGTTCTCCTGATAGTGAAGAGTTTAGCAAACTTCTAAAATCAATGCCAGAAGAATTACTTTTTAAAGAACTTTCTACTCAACAACAAAGGCAAATTGCAAAAGCTTTATGGGAAGCAGCCAATTATGGTGGTAAACCTAAACCAGGTAATTTTAAAGATATAGAACCTAAAAGAAATTATTTAGAATGGGTTTTAAAAATTGAACATGAAAAACAATGGTGCAAATACCTAGAAAAACGTTAAGATAAAAATATTAAAATGGTTATATATGGATTTTGTAGATTGGTGTCTTACAGAAGATAAAGATAATATTGCACAATTAGAACCAGTTAGAAAATATAAAAGTTATCGTTTTAGAGAATTAGATATTGATAGTGTAACTATTAAAAACTATGAAAAAAAATTAGTTTCTTCTTTGGCAACACAAGTTGAAATGTTTATACCTCCTTCAGGTAGTTTTGAAAATGCTGATCTAAGAAGATATTTAGAATTAATTCAAAGCTATGAAACGTCCACTAATGATATGGTTTTAGGTTTATCACTAGCAGATCAGATACGCATAGCTTTCAGTGATATGAAAGCAGCTACAATTTGCGATCGTTTTCCAGATATTGATTTAAATTCAAAACGTCGCTATCGTTGTGTTGCAGAGTACCTTTTAAGACAGGAAGAGTTAATCAAAGTTAGAGATTCTAGTGGTAAGTTAGTAAAGAAAATTGGTAATGCAGGTAAACCAGTTGTTCTTTATCGCGGCTTACCTAAACTTCATAACACACTAAAAAATTCCGATCTTTTTAAATACATAAAAAATGACAGAACGCAGAAAGAAAATCCTAAACAAACTACTAAAAGCAAATCCGTCTGAAGAAGAACAAAAAATGCTTAATTTAGTTATCGAAAGGATAACTATAGATATGGCTGAATTTTATGAAAAATTTTATAATGCAGAAGGCGCTGGTGCAATAGTTTATGCTCCTAAATCAGAAGATAATACAATGTTTTATTTAACAGTTGAACATTTAGCAAATGCAATAGAAGATATGAGCAGCAGAGATATGAAAGAATTAGCTGATATCATGCGTAAAGCTATAGTAAAAGCTGAGACAATCAATCCGAAAATAGAAGCGCTCTTTATACTTCAAGATCCTAATTATCTATCTCTTATTCATTACGATAAAAATGAAAAGAAAACTATTCAAGATGGATGAAAAAAAGTTACGCAGAATCACGTAAAAAATTTGAGAACGCAAAACGAATATGGAGAATAGAAGAGGATTGGATTACACCTGCTGAATATTTACCTTATATAGCTGCTTTATTTGAATATGAAATAGATTTAGATCCTTGTAGTACAAAACAAGCAAATAAAGATTTTATACATGCAAGAAGTTTCTATGAAAAAGAAGATGATGGTCTGAATATTGATATTCCTTGGAGTGGAAAAGTTTATTGTTTTCCTCCTACTTATGGACGTTGCTCATTTAATAAACAAAGAGGTACATGGAAATGGGGATTACATGGAGGAACCAATTCAACAAGTCCCTCTATAGCTTGGTTTAAAAGATTAGAAAAAGAATGGAAACTTCGTAATGTTTTTGAAGGTTTATTATTTTCTTGTAACCATGAGATGTTCAGAGCTTGTCCTGAAATGTGGAATTATCCGATCTGTATTCCTTCTAAAAGAGCAAATTTAATTCAAGGAAAAAAATATTATAGATTTAAAACACCTTTTACTTGGGGCTTTTTTGTTTATTTGCCACAACCTAGTTTAGATTTTCAATCAAGTGAGAGATTTAGAGAAATATTTTCTAATATAGGTCACATTATTAACTAGAATGTTTCTGTGATGCTTTAAATTGATTTCTATAACTTCCTTTTGCATCTGTATTACTTATATTTCCTGAAGGAGGAACTAACCCACCTAAAGCTGGAATAATAAATTTATTTTCATCTCGATTATCTGGAGCAATAGGTTTTAATGCACGTAATCTATCTTTTTCAATATAATTTTTAAGATATTGTTTGCCAGAAGAATTATCTCCTGCTGATTGTCCAGTTAATTTTAATTGTGTTTGACTATAACGATTATCTACGTCGTAGTCTTGTGATCTTATTCTTGCCATAGTAACATTCTACCGAAACTAAATAGTAATGATTAAAAAAACAAATTCTTCAGATCATAAGGTTTTAAATGGTTCGGAAAGGAACGAGACGGTTGCTTTAATTGCCAAGAGTTGTGATGATATTCGAGATCTTTTAATACAAAAAAATCAAGCTTACGGGAATTCTGCATTGGAACCAATACGTATATTCAGTAAGGCAAGTAGTAATGAACAGATCTTGGTTCGTATTGATGATAAATTGAATAGAATAAAGCAAGGAACAAATTGTCTAGATGACGAAGATGTTCTGCAAGATCTAATTGGTTACTTAATTCTCTTAAAAGTTTGGAAAGAAATTAATGAAAATAAATGAACTTCTTGACGAATGTAGCGAAGAGTGGAAGATCATTGACTGTCTAGATTGGCTTCAAGATACTAAAGGCAATTTGGAGATCCCAGACCTCCTGGAGATTGATTCCAGTATCGAAAAAACCTGCGAAGAACCTCTCCAGACGGATCAAATTCTAAAAGTTTCTTTTCCAGATAAGTGATTGCCTTAATCTGGTTGATATTTCCATTATATGTAGTACTTATATTTAAAAGGCACTCTTTAAGTTTACATTTATGTGGAACTAAAGTAGGAATTTGTTTAGCAGGTTCCAAGAATAAATTTAGTTCTGATCTACGTTGATCAATAAAATTTTGTCCATAATGAATCCATTCTTTATTGATATAAGGAGACCAAATCTTAATAATTTCTTTTCTTTTAGCGCCTTTATTTATTATTTTTAGTAAATCAGAATCTTTAAAAGCAGGAAAACCTATGCTAAATGCATAACTTAAAATTGCTGCTTTTTTCTTAGCATTTAAAGGCCAGATAATTAATCTTGCTATTTTATAAGAAAGTTTTTCTAAATCTCTTTGAAGTTGTTCTTCTATTTCTTCTCTAGTGGCTTTAGTTCTTCCTGATATAACTCTATCTCTTATCTCTGTACTGTTATAACCTATTCGCCATATCGATTCACCTTCTTTTTTATATGAAGCAAAAGAGTCAAATCCTTTATAGGTTCTTGGAATGGCATACCAAGAAATTATTTTATAAGCATATTTATTTGCATACGAAGTATCTAATTTACGGGATAGTAACGGATCCGCTGTAGGCAACTTCTGAATAACCACTTAAGGTAAGCATAACAATATAATTCTTTGCTGCATTTGTTACTGTTACTGCAACAGCGCCTTTGCCTTTACCATCTTTTCCAATGTTAGTAATTGTTTGATAACCTGTAGCACGTGCAGATCCTGTATAAGCATCTTCTTGAAAAATTTCAAGTGTTTTAACACCTACTGCTTTATCAAGATCGACAATTAAAGAACCCGTTCCTCCTGGATTAACCTGAAAAGCACGTTTATTGTTACTAGGACTGCCTGTTAAAGAGCCTCCTTTATACGTAATTTCTGAACCAGCATCCACTTCTAGCGTGTCTAAGGTTCCTTTAATAGTTCTAGTTGCCATTGGATTAAGGTCTCTGGTTAGCTTTTAAGAATTTGAAACTGATATCTGCATCGATACCATGTTCCTTTAATATGTTCAGAAAAATCTGACGCTCGGTAGCCTTTTGATGAAGCATGTCAATAAAAGCTTCTTCTAGCTCATCTCGATCAAGTTCCTTGATTGCGACTGCTGCAGCGTGAATTGCAAACTGCTGATCCACTGATAGCTCTAACATGGAATCCAAAAGAGTCCTGCCGTTATTTAATCATCTTAACAGCAGTAACCATGTGACAACAGTAACTAAGAGTTTATTTCCTCTTTTTTTCTCTGTAAGAATGAGCAAAGACGTAAGAGCTACCGATATAAACAGTATAGAAAACAAGCACTGAAGTAAGAAAAATTCCTTCCACTTGTTAATTTGATTTACTTGTTTATCTTAAAACAAATAAACAATTTCAAGAATTTAATTAAACTTTCTTAATTTATTAGTGCTTATGTTTTGGGTAATCATCTGCTCCATTTTTTGCATATAATCCTTTTGTATTATGTCCATGTGCTATTCCTAATTCATGTAATTTTGCATGTTCGTCAATAGTATCTCTAAGCTCTTCAGCTCCTTCTCCAAAAGTAGCATAAAGTCCATAACCTACAGATGAAAAAAGTATTACACAAATAATTATTACTAATTGCAGTTCAGGAGAAAATGGCTCCATATTTCCATGAGAGAAAATAGCTTTAGCAGCAAACATTTTAAATTGTATTAGATTAAGTAATTATACTGGAAGATTTGACTTTAATAGCCATTGTTGTTTCTTATGTGTGCGTCCTCTTTCAGCTGCAAGATCCATTGTTAATTGATCTCCAATAGCTTCGGCTTCTTCTGAAAGTTTTGAGAAAGATTCAGCAAGTTTATTGTAGTTCATTGATAAAACATGAATCATTTCTTCTTGTGCAAAACAATCATGCGGTAAAGGATTTAATTCTTTTGCTTCATTTAAATCCATAACACAAAAAGGAATACTAATATCTAAAGAACGTATATGTTCAGCAACAACATCTAGTCCTTTTTGCATTTCTTTATAAATATCTTCAGTTAAAAGATGCATACTGTAAAACTTAGATCCTATAAGATTCCAATGAACAATATAAGTTTGATTTAAAAGATGAGAAGTACAACGTAAAAGCTGTACTAGATGACAATAACAAATTTCTTTTGATTGTTTTTTAGTCATGTTTATAAATAATCTTGATATTTTTCATCAGAACTTAGCTGTTGCTCTAAATCTCTTTGATCCATTAAATCTTTTGTTATTTCATCTTGTTCAAAAGAACTTAATTCTTTAACTTTTTTATCTAAAAAATCTTTAGGTGCTATTGGATCAGAATCGTATTCCACAAACTTTCATATAATATATGCTTATTATATCTCGTTTCAATCTATAGAAATCAAATCTCAGCTTGTCTTTGCACTTTGTCTTCTACTTCTTCCAAAAGTTTTAAAGCATAGTAATGAAAATGCTCTGTAACCCAACGAAGGTCTTCTTCTGGAATATCCGTAATGATTGCATCTAATTTCAATTGACGAGAAGGAGTTTTTAAATATTGAGATAATAACTCTAAAGCTTTATAACGTCCTTTCGTAAATTGATTGATCATTAGTCTGCAGTAGCGGAAGAAGTTTGATCTGGACTTACTTCTTGATCTGTTAAGGTTTTATTTTCTTCAGCAGCAACTATATTCAACATTTCTTTTGCTCCTTGAACTTTTAAAAAGTTTTCTTTAAGGCGCATAAGAGATTCTTCTGCTTCTCTTATTTTTCCTGCTAATTCATCTAGCTGCGCTTGTACTTGAGATTGAAGATTAGGAATGTCCACTTGAAAATTTTAAACTACAAGAATATTATGTCACCTAACTTTTATAAAGTATATTTTTTATCTTCTTTTTTATTATTTTCTGTTTTTATCACTAAAGGAGCTTGTTCAATTCTTATTGTTTGAACAGCAGAAGTAGCTGCAGCCTTTTCAATCATTTTTTCCATATCTTCTTTACTAACTTGATTATTATTTTCACCGTTCATTTTCATTGTTCCATCTCCTTTTTTAGATGCTGTAGCAATGCCAAAACTAGCAAGTACCCCTGTAAAAACTGAAGCTATAAATGTCGGATCTATTTTTTGTTGTGGTATTCCTGGAATAGAAACGTAATTCAAAGTTAAGATCGCACCCGACCACCCAAGTACTACAATTCTGACAGCTGTGGAGATGATTGCAGCTTGTTCTTCTTGATCAGGAAGCAAGGCATCTTTAACTTTATTAAGTACGCTCTTCTTTTTTATAGGATCGGTTTTGATAGGATTTTTTTCTAAATTTTCAGTCATGATTAATAAGTATTATTTTATAAGTTTACCTTCATGTAAACTTATGTTTATAAAGATCACTAAAGATTATTATGTGGAAAGTAATCCCTTTACTAATTTTCTTTATTGCACCTTCTGTAAAAGCAGATCTGGTTCATAGGCTATCAACGTCAACTCAACTATCGGTCACGGGCGCAGCAACAAGTGCAGAAAGAATCGGCTCAACTTACGCCGTCTCAGGTTCAAATATCAAAGTGGCAACTGACAATCACTTTGGAAAATTAACAGCTGGGACAGCAACAACTGCAGCTACTCTAGACGTTGGTGCTTACGAGATGAATACTTCTGGATCGGCTTTTTCGTTCAGCGAATCATGGACCCAAGGAGATGGAGTTCCAGCAATAGGAGCTGGAGTTGATGTTACTTCTGGAGTGGTAGCTGATATGCCAGCTTTTGGTAATACTACAACTCAATCTGGTGGTGTTGCAGGTACTCTTGCAGGGACAATTACCAGTGCTGGGGTAGTTACTTTAACCGCTGGAGGCGCTGGTACGACTGCCACTGGCCAATTTGTAAGTGAGGTTGTTATAGGAGATTAAATAAGCCACGATGAAACGCTTATTAACCTTCTTATCATTATTGTTTGTATCTGAAGCTGGGGCAGTTCCTGTTATTCCAAATTTCACTCAAGGTGGAATGACGTCCCATACAGAAACGACATCTAAGGTAACGGAGACGATAAATTCAATTGATTATCAAACAGGGTGGCAGTATACTGTGACGGGTACTAATGTCGAGCATTCTGGAATAAGTATTTCACCAGATGCGATAACAGGTGATACAAATACCCTTCAAGGTGTAACTTCTACATGGACGGGTCTAGATGCTGCAAACAAACCAGATTGGACAATAGTAAATCCTGGTGGCAGCTTTCAATTTACCGAAACATATCGCTCTCCTGGGATGGTCAACCAGACCATCATACAAAGAGTGACCGAGATACAAAGTGTGACCGACACGACTTCAACTTTCAGCAACTAAGCTATTTTTTATTAGTTTTATTGAATGTAAATGTATTTTTTCCTACAAAAATAAATGCTTCGGATGTTGGTGGGGTAAGTGCAACTGCTAATCCTGTAGCTAACAGCAGTGGTAGTGTTACAAATCAGGCCATCCAAGTTTTACAAGGACCTTATATTACAAATACATATGGAGATGGAATCTCATGCCAAGGTCCTACTTTAAATATCACACCTTTTGTTACCGACGCACACAGTTTTCAAAAACCTAGAGAATATTATTATGATGATCCTGTATATGATGTCTCTGACTCCGATGATGATGGAATCATCGACAATCCAGGAGCGATTCTATACCACGTGCCAACAAGAACAGGTCAAAAAGACCAATTCAATTTCTCCTTGGGAATTTCCGCAACCATTTCCATACCCCTTGATAAAGGATTGCAAGCCAGATGTAAAAGGGCTGTGGATACACGACTTAGAATGCGAAATCAACTTATAGCTAATAAAAGATTAGACTTTGAAATTGCACGTTTAAAAAATTGTGGAGAGCTATTAAAATCAGGAGTGGTTTTTCATCCTAAATCAAAATCAGCAGTGATTTGTTCCGATGTTATGTTGGTCAATCCTCCAGGTGTAGTTGGACCTCATACGCATTCTATTTCTTCTTCGGCTCCTTTAAAGGAGGGAGACTCCTTTTCTCTCGGTATTGATTTGAACGAATCTCAGAAGTAGTTAATTTCCTTGGAGTTTTACCAAGTTTTTTTTGAACTGCTGTAATAACTTTTTTAATAATAGGTTTTACAGTCTTTAAAAGTAAATCAGCTAAAGGTTTTGCAAGAACACTAGAAACAACAGCGGTAGATGCAATAATTGCAGTAGTACTAGCAAGTTGTGGTGAAGGTAAATATTGTTCAGTAAATCCAATATCCTCATATAATGTTATACAAATTGTCTTATCTTCATTTAATTTAAAACCTGATACCTTCTCTTTTTGATTTTGAGCTACGTCTCCAATGCGAGGAGAATTAGGTCCAGGACAGGGCACCTCTTCCTTTGGTACTTCAGGAACTTTTGTTTCTGGAGCTTCAGGATCAGGTGGAGCTGCATAAACAGGAGGTTTTGCTGCAGTTGTATAAATTAAATCTTCAGGACTATAATCCATAGCATTAAAACTAGGATATTGCCCATTAGGACAAAAGGTTTTTAAACCATTGTCATCTTCTATTGGTAAATTTTGTGCTCTTTTATCATCAGGATGGAACTCAACACAACCTGGAATATCAACTACAGGAGTACCAATAAGTACAGTAACTGGTGGAGTTTCAGGAGCTGTAGGTTTTACAGGTAAACTCCATATTTGAATTTGTGGTACACCTATTTGAGTAACCTGAATATCAATATCAGGTATTTGTTCCACTATCTAGGAAGACCTATATTTGGTAATCCTATTCCTTTACTCGGTTGTGCTGGTCCAGTTAGGTTTGGAAGTTTAGTATCTACTAAAGAAGGTAATGATCCAGTAACTGATTTAAGAACTTGAGATTTAACTTTATCAATAAGTTGATCTCTTTGTACGTATATAAATAAACCACTCCCGACAACAGCGAGAGATACAGCACCAGACGCAAGAGCAACGAAGTTGACAATTTTTTGAACCTTACAAGACATGGCTTATTCTGAAATTAAAGTTCCTAAATCTCGTCGAATTTGTCTTAATTCTTCGAGATCTTTGGATTTTGTACCGCCATCATACTCCCATGCATATCCTTTCTTAACCATTTCTTCGTTGATAGATGTTTGCTTATGACATAAACAAGTACAATCACCATTATCTTCACATTCAGGATAGCCAATATAAAGCCAACCTAAAAGTCTTCCAAATTTACCTTTACCTCCTTCTAATTCAGTTTTAATAACTAAATCTTCTTCTCCTGCTATAGCACCTTCTAATTGACATTCAAGCCATTCACTTGCATGTATTCCTAACTCTTTTTCTTCAAGGTTACGTGTTCTTTTTTCTGGAGTGTCGATACCAGCTACTCTGATTCTTTCTGATTTGCAAATGCCAAAACCTAAATCAAAAGTAACATCTATTGTGTCACCATCTACAATACGATCAACAGAAATAACTCGAAAATTATAACAATTATTTGTACTCGGTGGTTTCATTTTTAACTAGCAGGAGTTGTATTCTTATTAGCAATTAAAAAAGCTTTGTAATCTGCTTTGATTTGTGTGGTCCATACAGCGTTACATATTGCTTGTACGTCTGCATCTTCTCCACTGATATCTGTCTCAACTAGGTTATCACTTTCATCAAGTGTTCCTGGTTGTAATACTTTTCTATAAAAGGTACGGGTAAGTTCCACACCATCTTTTTTAATGATTGTTGCGTTTCTTACCTGTATGTCCCATTTTAGAACTTCAATCTTATCGTTCTCTTGTGTTTCTGTGAGTGTAGCCATTTAGGATTAATCTCCGATTAAAACAGGTTTATGGCGTAGTTTTGAGACGTGCTAACGGTCTAAAGATCTATTGACACGTGTAAGTAATAGAACCCATTATTCTAGTGTTATTTGTAACTTGACTAGCTCCTACATATTCCTTACTGTTTTTACTTTCATCTAAAGCTAAAAGATAAACCCAGTAATCATCTTTATAACCATAAGCAGTTGTTGGAGTGTTGTCAGAAGTCCAATTGTCCCAAAAAGAATTGTTAAATGTTACACCTCTAGCATTATTTGAATTATAAATTTTAAAAGGTAAATTAGCAATATTACAATAATTAGATCCTGAAGTTATACCACTACTAGCCATTTGAATATCAAAAGTAACATGGCAAATTCTTCCTACTCTTGTATAATAACCAGTATTAACAGTATAGCTTTGTGTTGGATATGTATTAGCTGCTCCATTACTTTTTAAAGTAGGACTAAAAGTACCTTCTTCATAATCACTTAAAGTGGCACTAGTAGAAGTTGCATTGGTTGTATCATTAGTAACAGCACTAAAGTCAACACCGTGACCGTTTGCTACAACTAGGTTGCCGTCTGTTATCTCTACATCACCATCCTCCTTTATTTTCATTCTTTCTCCACCATTCCCAACCATAAAGCGCATGTGAGAAGCAGAGGCATGATGCGTGTAATAAACTCTTCCGTCATATCTATCAGTACTAGAAGTACCTTTAGCAAAGTTAAGAACACCTCCTGAAGTACTTCCTGAGTAGATAGTCATGCCTCTTTCTCCTGACCCAGTACCTATAACTAATTGGCTACCAGAAGAATGTGCAACACTAGGAGCTGCACCTATACCTACGTTTCCAGTATCGTCTATTCTTAAAGCATCTACTAACGATCCAGCGAAACCTGTTCTTATTTGGAGTTCACCTCCTCCACCATTTCCACTATAAATAGCATCAATTTGACAATTAACACCTGGGTTGCCTGTATCAGCCGTTTCAAATTCAATTCTTCCACAAACTTGATCAGCGACAACTGCCGTATCTGCATCAGAAATCCTAATAGCATTATTAATGCTACTTGATGTATTTGTTGCCTCTAAATGAAGCAAAGTGTCAGCCGCACTTGTGCCTATACTTAAATTTCCACCATTAAAATAAGAAATACCATCAGATCTTAAAAATATACTTAATGTTCCATCATTCTTCTTTGCAAATATCGTTCCATCACCATCAGAAGCTTGGGAAAAACCACCACTATTATTACCATTATCGTTAAATACCTCAAGTACATTTACATTTGCATCATCACTGTTATGGATAGTTAATTTTCCTGTTGCAGTTGTTGTACCTATAGCTAATTTACTTAAAACAGAAAAAGTACCTGACGTACTAGAAGGAAATTCTAATACTTGAGATCCATTAGCAGTAGCAGATGTAGTTCCAGCACCTGATCGGTAGAATCCTGTGTCTGTATCGTCAGACCATGTTATTGAGGGTGCACCTGCAGTGCCGTCTGGATAATTAACACCTGCATTAACATAATCTGCACCTGCAAGAATTACTCCAAAGAAAGATTCTCCTATTGCAGGAGCAGAACTAAAAACTATATTTGTTCCTGAAAGTTTAAATCCAGTAGTTCCTGTTGTATCAGGTTTTTGTATTACACCACCAATAGAGATTAAACAATTTTGCGCATCTCTAGGAAAAGGAACTGGAGTAAGACTGTTTACTTGTAAAGCAAAAGAAGTTGTTGAACCATTAAAGCTACTACTAATATCATCAATAGATTTATAGTTCTTAAAGGCTGCTTCTAAATTATTCCCAAGATATGGCATAGTTTATACACTAAGAGTGGCTTGCGCTTATTAGTATTTTACAGTTACTTATACTAAGACGATTAACTATTAGGTCCTTTAGTTGAAGGAGTAGTAGGCCAAACGACTTCTGTTAAAGGATGAGAAACATTTTTATATGTTTGTGGAATATCTCTTAATTTCTCACGATAAGCAGACCATTGAGCTTGATCAATAGTTGCACCTGTTGTCATTGTCCAATCAGATCCTGCTAATAATCCATCTCTTCTACTTCTTACTTGTTCCCAATCATCTTCAACACTTGGTTCTTCAGCTTTATTTCCTTCATTTACCCATTCTAGATACTCTTGATAATCGATATTATCATCTACAAGTGGAATATCTAATGAGTGTTTAGAGGTACCAACAGTACCTAAATCTTTAGTAACACTATTAATTTCACCATCAGAATTCCTAATTAGTTTATAAACTGCCATAACTAAAGCTCTGCTTTAAAAGCTATTTTAGCACTTGCATTTGCAGTTTGCACCCAAGAACCTTGACCTGCTGTTACACTTAGATTTGTATCACCTTGCAGAATATACCCAGTAGTAGAGCTGCCTTGCAGACCTAAATTATCAAAAAGATCATTTGTTGAATTTGCATAAACTCTAAAATAATTTGTCCCTGTTGTAGCCTCAAGTGTTGGATATGTTCTCATTTCAACGGGGAACGGAATCAGACCAAAAATAGCAGTAGTACTATAATTGGCACTAGTCATAACTGGTTTATCATTACCATTAGCATGTACATAGTAATATCTTTGGCACTTAGCTAATTCATCAGCAAGGGATCTATGTTCGAATTCTGTTGCACTATTTCCTACTTCTAACTGAACTCCTGTAATCTCAAAGGTTGCATTATTGGTTGTGTACCAAGTTGAAGTTTGATCTGGGTTTCTTACTGAACTATTATAAGCAGCCCAAGTATTCAAACTCATTGAGCCAGTTTCATCTGTACCATTAAAAGGAATAATTCTGACATGAAAACCAGCTTCATTATTATTATCAAACTGAAGATTAGAATTACCAGGAATTTCTACAGTTACTTTTTTCCAAGTATCAGCAGTTAATGAACCAGTCTCAAAAGCATAAAGTTGAGAGGTTCCATCAGATGTTTTCCACCAACCATAAAAGTTTTGAGCAACACTTGATTTAACCCAGAATGAAAATGTTATATAACTAGAACTTGATGTGTAATCCCAACTAGAGTTTGCTATATCTTGAGCTTCTAGAGTCATATACATTTCTATAGCATCGGCTGCACCAGCTCCACCAGTTTGATTGCCGTTGGTTATATGAAATGACTTTCTAAATCCAGCAGCCCAAGGCCCAGTATCACTAGAAGTTAAATCATGTTGTGATTGAGTAGGTGCTTCATCTGTTCCACTAAAGCTCACACCCCATCTATCAACTGTTTGATAACCAGTAGCTGTAGACGACGTTCCTCTTTGAGCAACTTGAAATGCTCCATTAATTATCAAATTTCTTGATCCTAAAAGATCCTGAGCAGTAGGTCCTAAAGCTGATCCGTCAAGTTTAGTAAGAGCCATTATTAATCCTCCTTAAGTTTGTTCTAAGTAACTTACTGAAGCATCAACAGCAGAGGCTGTCTCTGCACGTATTCGTAAAACATCATTTGATTCTAAAACTATTTTTGAACCCCCTATCACTTCTAAAGAAGAACCTGCAGGGATAGGTACAGTATTCAATAAATAAACATCATCTCCTGCGCTTGTAACTAAGTACACATCCACATCAACACTTGTTCCAGATTTATTTGAAATTAAACAACTTAAAAGAATTAATGTTGCTGACCCTCCTGCCGTGACTACGTTACAGTTCGAGTTAGTAATAGCATCATTTACTACACTTGATTTAGTATCGATTTTGAAGGTATTTGCCATATCAGCCTAGAGCGAGAATAAGAGCGATTTGATCAGAAAAACTGGTAGTGGTAGCTGTTAAATTTCCATTAACAGAAACATTTCCTGAAAATGTAGCCGCACCAGATGAGTCTATTGTAAGCCTAGCAACTCCTCCAGTTACGAAAGCTAATTGATCAGCTCCTGGACGATTGATACCAGTATTGGAATCGTTGGCAAATTTTAAAGCACAGCTTGATAAATTTCCTGCTGCTAATTCTGAATTAGTCCCGTCTCTTTTAAGGAGTGGATAGCCTCCTGTTAAGGATCCATCATGAACACGAAGTGTTCTTTCACTAGTATCAACAGTAATTTCACCTTGTGCACCTTTAAAGGCGTTATTTTCAGGTGTAGAACCTCTTCTAAATTGTACTTGGGTAGCCATAATTCTATCCTAATGCAACTGCTATTGCAGTAGCAAAACTTTGAGTAGACATAGTTCCTGATTCATCTGGGAAAGTAATTGTCCGATCTGCGGTTGGATCTACAAAAGCAAACGTAGTTTCATTGCCATCAGCAGTAGAGCCTTCAAAAATTAAAGGACTAGCTCCTGATAAGACTCCAGCTGTTAAGTCTAATACTCCTGTTAGTGTAGCTGCATTAATTGTAGGACTTGTAAGTGTTTTATTTGTTAAGGTTTGTGATCCAGCTAATGTTGCAACTGTCGCATCAATAGCAAATGTAACTGTATTAGTAGCTGCTGTACTTGTTACTCCAGTACCACCTGCAAGTGTTAAAGTCTCTGAGTTTAAATCAATAGAAATTGCAGAGCTTCCATCACTAATATCAAGATCTTCTGCTGTTATCTGAGCATTAACATATGCTTGCGTAGCTATAGTTCCGTCTGAATCAGGGATAGTCATAGTACGTGTTGTACTTCCACTAATGCCTGAACATTCAAAAGCTAATTGTTTAGTAGCATCTGAATTATCACGTACTCTAAATCCATCATCATCAGTAACAACAGCTGCTGAGGTTATAGAAGTAACTCCTGCAATGGATGCCGCTGTTGCTCCAAGTGCTATAGCTGTAGAACCAATAGTTAATGAACTGTTTGCAAGATTGCTATTAGCAATAGAAGAAGCATTTGTTAAGACAGTTCCTGTTTCATTAGGAAGAGTAATTGTTTTATCTGAACTTGCTGCATCTGCTGCAGTTAAAATTATTTCGTAACTATCTGCTGTAGATCCTTCAAATGTAATATTTCCAGCTGTAATAGAAATTGCATTAGCAGCATCAGCAACACCTGCAATAAGTGTTGTTCCTGTAAGAGTTGTTGATGTTAATGCTGAAAGACCTGTAAAAGCAGTAACAGTAGCACCAAGAGAAACAGAAGTACTTCCAATCGTTACTGCACTATTTGCTAACTGAGCATTTGGAATAGCACTTGTTCCAAATTGTCCTGTTCCTGAGTTGTAAGTAAGTCCTGAACTTCCTGCAACACTTAATGTAGAAAGAAGCGCAACTGTTCCTGTTGCATCTGGCAATGTAATTGTTTTGTCAGAGCTTGTTGCATCTGCTGAAGTTAGCGTTACTTCATAGGCATCAGCTGTTGATCCTTCAAAAATAATATTTCCACTTCCGATTTCAATAGCATTAGCAGCATCTTCTACTCCTGCTATTAAAGTTCCAGATGCTAAAGAAGTTAAGCCAACTAAAGTTCCTTGCGTTGCTCCTAAATCAATTTCAGTGCTACCTATAGTGAGTGAATCATTTGCAAGTTGTGAATTAGGAATAGCACTTGTTCCTATCTCTCCAGAGGAATAAGTTAATCCTGAACCAGAAGCAACACTAATATGCGCTCTGACTTCAGAAGCAGAAGGTCCTGTATATGTAATTACACCTGTCGAACTGTTATATGCAAGACTTCCATCTCCCCCACTATCTGTTACTGAAACAGAAGCTCTTGCTCTAGCATCTGTGTAATAAAGATTTGTATTTTCAGTTAAATCAGCTGTAGTATTACCAGCAAAATTTAATTTATCTGAAGAAGTATTTAATTCCTGAAATAATCCAGAAACAATTATAAGTGGATTTCTTACTGCCATGTTCTAATTAAATCTTCCGAGTTCTTCATAGGTATAGAACTACTCATTGTTTCTATCTTACGATGACTAAAGTTTCATTAGCGCAAAAGAATAGGAGGTTCTATTTTAATAATTAATTGTGCAGAATTTGCAGCTTCTCCAATTCTTGTTAGGTACTGACTAGCAGTAGAAGGTGCTGTTTTAGTAATAGCACCAGAAGAAGCAGCTGAAAGATAATAATCATTTCCCTCATCTAAACCAGAAGTTGCAAGTAATCCTCTAATTACAACTTGAACTATTTGACCAGTTGACTTAGTTGTTTGCGCAAAACCAGCAACTAAAGCTTTATCCAAAGTATCATTAGCAATTGCTTTTCCTACTTTTCCATCACTTTCACGACAATAAAGTGCATCACCTTGAGTTACATTTTCAAAAGCTTCACAGCGATACCCAACGACAGTATAAACTTGCTGATTTGCCATTGTTTCTTTCAAATCTTTTAATACACCAACAAGACCTACATCGTTAGCATCATATGGTTCATGATCTATTACTCCAGGATTTGGCATTATACTAATAAAATTGGAGGTTCAATTTGAATACTAAAATCGGCAGTTGTTGCTGCCTCTCCTAAACGAGTTATCGATTGTCCTGAACCTGAAGGAGGAGTTTTTGTAATTGCTCCAGCTGTAGATGGAGACAAATAATAAAGATCACCTGCATCCAATCCAGAAAGAGTTTTAATACCTACAACAACAACTTTTACAGTATTAGAAGAACCTACAGCACTATCTGCAAAACCTACAACACTAGCAGCTTCAGAATTTCCATTAGCAGCTGTAGCTTTACCTACTTGACCATCAGCAGTTCTCATATAAAGAGCGTCACCATTTGAAACTGCTTCAAAAGTAGTTGCATCAAATCCAACACGAATTGGAGCAAAAGTAGGAAATCCTTCTTTTAAATCTATAATTGCATCTACTAATCCACGATAATTTAATGCATAAGGCTTACGTGTCATAGTAAATGCATTTGCAGTCATCAAATCTACAAGCGCATTAATAGCTCCTTCTACATTTGGCTTATATGTTGCCATATAATTTCCTATACGTATTAATCATTCTAAGTTGTTAAGTCCTTTAGAATAGAAAAATGAATGCAGAAGTAATTCTTATTGCCATTACAAGTGCAATTGCTGCCTTTGCAGGCGTTGTAAAATCATTAAATGGTTTCAATGACAAACTTCAAAAAAAATTTGATAGATTACAAAATGAAATTGATCGAGTTGAAGATAATATGCTTCGAGATTACGTTATGAAACAAGATTTAATTCGTGAAATGAATAGTGTTAATCAAAAATTAGATAAAATTTGGGAATTCTTAAATGCTTATTTAATTTCTCAAAGAACTAAATAGCTTGCCAACTAGATGTACTTGTTCGATAAATATATAAAGTAGTATTCGATTCAGTGTAATGTAGTTGTCCATTTACTGGATTAGAAGGATAGACTCCTGCATTTGGATCTATTGAAGCTACTGCTTTTACAGTTTGCCAAGCTGTTCCATTGTGTATTTTTAAAACTTGTGTACTTGCAGTATCAAGCCATTGTTCTCCTTTTGAAAAACTTGTAAAACCTGCTGGAGAATTATTAGGTTGTGTTGAACCTATATGCACAGGTCCGACTTTTATTAAACCCGTACTAGGTGAAGCAGTGCTGTCTGCAAAATATAAACCAGGATCTCCTGGATTTTGATTAAGACAGATTTCTCCAGCTGCAATTCTTGTGGGAACTGGCCTGTCATTTAAAAGACTAGATCTTCTAGAAAGAATTTGAATTGTCATTTTTTAATTAATGTAAGGTCCAGCATCTACATTTATGTCTTGTGAAACTCCTGGATTATAAGTCGAACAATCCATATTACTTACTCCTTCACCGTCAATAGGAGATCCATTTAAATAAGTTGCACCGTCTACTAAACCAAATTGAAAATCAGAAGTGTAATCACTTAAAGGTTGATCTAACATTCCTATACGAACATCATCTAATAAATTAAAATCTAAGTTCAATACTTTTTGCATATTCATTAATGTAGTGGCAGCCTTATTCACTAAGACTCCATCACGAGTTAATTCTTTTCCATCACGTTTAACAGCATCTAATAATTTCATTGTTACTAGATTTGGTTTGAAAACTGAAACATCTTCAGGTAAAGTGCCAGCTCCTCTTTCAATTGTTTCATTTCCTTTCCAAGGTAAACCATAACCCATCATTGACATTCTTTCTGCTGCTTTTTTAGTTCTTTCTTGTTCTTTTTCAAAGCGTTCATGAAATCTATTAAGAGCATCTCCAGCTGGTTGGTCATTTGGTTCAAGAAGCCAGGTATTTGCATATTCATGCGGTTTTAAATTAGTAACTACACAGTATCCATTTGAAGTTTCTGAAAAAGGATAAACAATTTTAAAGTTATTAACATCAATAACTGAAGTTATTGTGTATTCACCTTTCAATAAATTTCCACTTGTAAAGTCAACTTGAATTTTAGTGTTAGCTAAAAGACCATGATTTGTTGCATTAATAGTAACATTTGGGCCTGATTGCGTATAAGTAGCTTCAATATTTATTGGGTCATTTCCTTCATCATGTACAATTGAAAACATTGCTGCATAAATATGTTTACACCATCGAGTTTGATAATATAACAAACTCATAAAAGAAGCATCAGTACCATCTTCATAACTAGGTAATTGATAAAAATTACTTACAGGTGAATAACCAAAATCATTAAAAACTCCTATATTATCTCTACTATCAATTACGGTTCCTTCTCTGTTTTTTCTTTCACCAGGAACAACACTATCAATAGATGTTCTAGGAAATCTCTCTTTAGCGCTTTCTTCATATAAATTATAAGTTTTTCTTTTCATAAAATCAGCACAATTACATTGATATCTGATTTCAGTTGTTAGAAATCTATCAGAAGAAGCTATAAAGCCACGGTGTGCTGGAACAACAGTAGCAGCTTTATCATTAACTATTTTTGTTCCATAACTATCATCACGTTGAAATAAAATTTCATTTGTTGCTAAATCAACTCCAGTGACTGTATAACCTACATAATTGTTATAATCATATCCTTTAATTCTTCTTTTAAGTATTCCTGCACCACTTGTAGTTGTGCTACTAATTGCAATAACTGTAAACTGTGTCGAACTAGTGACTGTAATGTCATAAAGTCCTGTTGGACTATTTCCACTTGTTATATTTAAAAATACTTTATTACCTGTAGATAATCCATGATCAGAACTACATGTAACAGTAATTGTATAAGTTGATTGAGAATAAGTAAAAGCAATTCCAGGATCTCTTTCAATTACACGATCAGCTAATCTTTCTCCTTTAAATAAAGTTACAGGTGTAGGCATAAAACGGATTTTAACTCTTTGTTCAATCCACCTAGTATCTGCAAATCCTTCAGCAGTATCAGCAAAATGTTGTCTTACATTTAGAGTTCCAGAAGTAGTAACTGAAACACTGCTTGTACAAGTAAAAGTATTATTTGTTTTTGAAACAATAGAAAGAGTTTCATCTACTGCTGTACCAGATGTGTAATCTAAAAAGATAGTTTCACCTAAAAAATAACCATGATCAATTAAAGAAACTGTAACAGTTGTTCCGCTTTTATTGTAAGTTGCAGTTTTTAAAGGACCTAAATATCTAATTTCTTCAATAGGTATTCCAAAATCAAAAAAGTTAAATCCATTTGTGTCCCTAATTGCTACTGTATGTTCTCCTGTTTCTGTACCACTACTTGGAAAAGTAAAAATCCTAGCGGGAATAAAAAGACCTGGAAATAATTGGAATGACATATACATTCTAAAATCTCCACGGCTATTTCTTTCTTTCTTACGTGAACCTAAATAACTTTGTGTTATGCAATATAATTCATACCCACGTCTCCAACGACTCCAAGAACTATCAATATCATAAAAACGTATTTCGCTATAGTCAGGTCTTGTTCCAGGTGGAAAAAATTGATACGGATTAGTTAATTCTATTTCAATCTTTTTTTGATAATCTCTTTCTCTTTTATCAAATCCTCCTGATGGATCTTTAAAGCCTGCATCAAAAGCGCCTCCAAAGCTAGAAACTCTTTGGATCATTTACTACTTATGTTTCTGAGCAGGATTAGGATATTGTGTTCTTGGTCCCCACATTGTTCCTTTTGACCAAAGAGTAGCCATTTCATTTGCTCGACACCAATTCATAGCTTTCATATTTTTAACACCTATAGAAGCGCACTTATCTGGATAAGAAGAACTTAAGTCGTCATAACCAAATTCTTTTCTAAATTCTTCTAAACTTTGTGTCATTTTTAATAGTATCCTCCTTGAACATTTATATAGAATCCATTAGTTAAGGAAGTTGCCCCACTTACAGATGCATATAAAGCAGATCCTGATGGAAGTATTAGTCCACGAGTTTTAGGAGATACATCTAAACCTGTAAAATTAGCTCCTGCATGAGGAACAGGATTATTAATAAAAGGTAATCTCTCTTTCAAAGTCATGCTATAAGTTGCATTACTAGGAATAGATTCTACATTTGCTACAAATAAAGGAAAGAATTGATTGGTATTAGTAATTGTCCCTACTTTAACTAAGTAAAAACAAATATCAGTAGGCTCATAAACAGAAACAGCTCCACTTGTATTTAAAGAAGTACCATGTGTTGCAGTAAAGGTGGCACCTGTAACAGCTGTGACGCTAAAAGTACCATCAACTCCAGTTCCACTCGTAAAGTTTAAATAAACTTTTTGACCTACTTTTAAATTATGACTAGATGAAGCAACCTCTAGTATTGTTCCTGCTCCACCTGAACCATTGTTTATAGAATAAGTTGCAGTAATAGGTGAAAGTGCTTCTATATAATCATTTACATCTCTGGAATACCTAATCCATATTTCATCAACATATGCACCACCAATAGAACTATCTGTTAATGCAGAATCAACATCAAATACTTTTGTAGAGTTACCAATCGCTGTAGGAATTAAACTAGTAGAAAATAACTGTCCTGATGCAACAGTAACCAATGTACTAGAAGTTGCTGGTCTATCCAGCATCATTGGTTGTTTATTTGTTGAGGTCGATGCCAATTTCTTTTGCGCTTATTATTCTTTATTCTAACCTAACTTAGATTTATCCTTTTTTTTAATCTTTTTTTGACGCTTTTTTTCTGATTTCCATAATTTAAAATAGTTTATTTCAGCTTCGCTATATAAATTAGATTGTTTTAAAGCTTTTTTAATTAGTTTTTTGTTTTTCAGCACGTACTTTAGTATTTTTTTCTTCTATTTTATTTTTAGCTTTAGATAATGCTTCTGAACGCTTAGAAGAGTCTGATGTTTCTTTATTTTCTGTATTTTTAGCCAATTTACTCTTGAAATGCTCAAGAAGCTCAGGTGGCATTTTCTTTTTAGACATTATCTAAGTTCAGTGGCAAATAAAAGACGTGTACCTACTGCAACGTCAGCAGGTCCAGGTAAAGCTTGTATAAATTCTGCACCTTCTCTTTCAAAACGATATCTAGCTTGTTCTGGATTACGATAATTTGGAACATATAAATGTTGAGCAAGCCTATCACATTCGTAAAGATAAATAGTATTCCATGTTTTTAATGTATCTTTATAATCTGTTGTGCTAATTGTACGGTCTACGTCACCAGCTATATTTTCTTTTCTTCCTGCTGGAACAGCAAAATTATTAGCACTACCTGTCATATCTGTACGTTTTTCAGCTTCATCACATCGGGTAACTTGTTCAGTTATCTTCGAATACCAATAAGTATCTTGTACATTTTCACAAGCTTCTTCTAATCTTGCTAAATCACCAGCTGGTACAGAAGTTTGGTTATAACCTAAGTGCCAACGAATTTTAGACTTTAAAAAGGTGTCAAGTTGCATTATTCAACGCGAATAAGATTCTCTTTTATTAGTTCATCCCAATCGACACGCTTAATTGATTTAAGTTGTTCTAATTTAATGAACTTTTCACCAAGCATCGTGGATTGTAAATCCTTAATATCTCTGGCTGTCTTTAATCCTACACCAGGCAACGCATCAGCGATTTGACGAGGACTTGCTGTATTGAGATTAAGTCTAATATCAACAGGAAATGTTTCTTTTTTTGTTGGTTTTGAAGGTTTAACTCCTTCTGCTTTTAATTGTTCTGTTAAACGTTCTTCAGTTTTAATTTGTTCTGTTGTTGCATCTAAATGTGGAATAAGATCTTCTTCTTCAACATATAAAACTTCATCTTGAGAATCTATGCACATAACAACACCGTCACCATGTTGAGATATTTTCTCTACAAGTGAACCAGTTGGTTTGTATTGGTAGAGCATTTCTAAATTTTTAAATTAACTATCAATAGAATACATTGCTTAATACTTGAAAAACATAAAAAAGACTGGCTATTACACCAGTCTTAATTATTAAACGAAAAATATAATTATTCGTCGTTTCCTCCGACCTGAGATGCAAAGTCAATAAAACCTTGTATATCATTCCAACTAACGTTGTATGCAGGACGAATGTAGTTAACTCTACAGAGAATATAACCAGCACGGCCAGCATCTGAATCAGCTTGGCTAATGTATACACCATCACCTGAAACAGTTGTTCCAGTAACAGCATCAACGTTATACACCTTAAAGGTAGTATCAGCTACAACTTTATATAGCATAGAGTTTGCAGCATCCTGATCGTCAATACCAGCAGTTGTAACAGCTGTCCAGAAAGGAACGCCAGCTACTGTTGTAGCCGCTGCACCTTGTGCAAATGCAGAACTAGCTGCAGTTATATAAGAAGATGCACCTGCATTACCAAGAGCCTGTGTAGCAGGAACACCAATTGGTGCACCACTATTATCAGGTCCAAGAAGCAGAAGTTCTGTAGATGTAGCGCCTAAATCAGCGGTTACAGGAGAAGCAGGGAAAGTTGCTAATCCACCAGAAGGAATATCCTGTGCAATAGATATGGAAGCACCATATACATACGCAGGACGAGCCGCACTTGCTTGTACAACTAAACTTGTACGATCATTCCTTACACGATCATCTACTCGACGATCAGGAGAAGGAATAGTTATATTGAAACTCTTATAACTAGCTTTATCAGCAGCTAAATTGGAAACTTTAACGTATCCAATTAATTCGAACGCTTCAATACCAGGCCATGCATAAACACCTTCTGTGTTATAGGAGGATAGCCTGTTGATTTGGTTGCCAGGATTAAGAATTGCCCCAGCGTCAGCTTTGTAAGTTGCCATTTTAAATTAATTACCTCCTATTTAATAAGCTTCAGTAACGGTGAAACCGACTGTTGTGAAGTCCTTGTTCAAGTTCGCAAAACCAGCATAAAGCTGCCATATAAGAATGATAAATCTTGAGAAGTCATCATTGTTATTAATCAAAACTTGAGCATTAGGACCACCAATGCCGACGCCAACGGACTGAGGACCAAAGAAAAGAGCAGGAGGGGTGTCACGTGTTTGTGCACCGTTTCCATCACCAATATCGACCGAAATGGTTTTGCTAGGCATGTTAGTAGATTCGAAGAACCTTACACCTTCAAAGACGAATCCTGATGGCATAACTGGCTCACCGCCTACAAACTGTGCTTGCCCGAACTGACCACCGCCATAAACAGCTGCGTTGGGAGCCTGTGCACTCATAAGAGGATTTGGCTGTCCCATGCCAGGGTAACGAGCAACTTCACGGAAGCCAGAATCAGCTCTCATGTCCTTCATGAATGAAGGGTCAGCAATACAGCGATAGTAGCCATCTGCAAAGACAGGTACGTTACGCTTACGCAAACCTTTAACTACTTCTAGAAGGTCAGTTTTAACGTTAAATTTGAAACGCTCAGATGCATACTGAGATGCACTATAAGCAGGTAGAGAAGTGCTAGTAGCCTTAGTAGGATTCTCAGGATAGTAGTAACCACCTTGAGTATCAGAAGACTTACCACGTGATTCTGCCTTGAATAATTCGTCAAGGAAGACTCTATCTCTCCATCTTCTGTAGTCATCAAGCAGGGTTAAGCTACCTATTGACTGATGGAACATGTTGAGATTCCCTGTGTCAAGCAGCAAACGCTGCGCTGTCATCAAGGTTTCACGGGCAATCTTGAAAGTACTAGGAAGATTCGCATTGTTAGGATCTGCAGGACCAGTGTACTCACGAAGAGAAACTAGAACTTTGTCCTTAACAATCGAACGACTATTAGCTGTACCTATTGTTTGATCTTGTGTACGCTCACGGTTGGATTTTGTCCCTGGAGCGCCGAAGAACCTGTAACGGTCTAACTGAACAGTCTGACCTGGTTGCTTCGTAAAATCGTGGACCACTATTGGCTCGCAAGCCATCTCCACGATATAGGCTGGGTGCGGACGATAAAGTTCGGCACCGAGCAGTTTAGGGAAATCGTTATCAATAAACATTGTCTATTCAGCTAAAGAAATTGTGCTGATATTAGAGATTAAATTAATCTCAATAACAGACAAGCTGTTATCACTCCTGGAACAAAAGTCCCATTAAAAGTAATTATAACTCAGACTTACTTATGTACGTTATTAATTATCTACTCCAAGGATCTTGTGTTGCATAATTAAATCCGTTCGAACCTAAGCCCCTATTGACTTCTCGTTCTGTTTCGTTATCTGGATCCATTGCTGGATTCCATGTTGATGCAAGTTTAGATTCTCCTGATGGTCCTGGAATTAAGTTACTTGTAGACCAAACATTAGGAGGTGTTACACGTTCTCCATTAGGTTTTGGATTAGGATTAACTACTCCTGGTTGCATTGAAGTTTGAGGAGCTTCAACTTCAGGATTAACCTGACTTCCTTGTTTTTGTATTTCTGCTTGTAAAGATCTTAAAAGCATTGCTTCTTTAGCAAGTGCAACAGCTTTTTCAGGTGAGTTAGCCATGATTAAATATTCCCTCCAATAGTTGTAGGCATAAGTATAGATCTAAGATTATCTTGAAGTTTCTTTTGTGCTTCTCTTTGTTTTAATATTTTTTCTACTTGTGCCTTAATTTTTTTATCCTCAGATGACTGACTTGAGTCATGTCCTTGTGAATGTCCTACTGCATATCCTAAACCTGCCAAAGGATGTAAAAGACTGTAACCAAGTGTGCCTCCTATTCCACTACGATCAGGATCATGATATCCAGTATCTCTTCCGTGTGTATAACCAAGAACTCCAGGAGCTGCTGCTACTCCAAGCATTGCAGCTTTACCAAGTGCATTAGGTGTAAAAGTTGTTCCTAATGGAACATAAGCTGGTTGCATCATAGTTGAAAGCGCTCCGCCTTTACCTACGGCTCCTACACCTTGGGCAACACCTTTTACTCCTTGTGCTGCACCTTTAAGTTTGGCTAATAGTCCTGCCATCCTCGGTATTACTTGTGCTGCTGCTGCATATGCCATAATATTTTAATTCTGAATAATAAAAAAGGGCAGTTATTTACTACCCTTTATTTTACATTTAATAAGTTTACGGTTATTCCATTACAAGCATTTTTTGTCTGAATGTCTCAGGAGTCTGAGTATTCAAATAACGCCATGCATTTTGTGGATCTCTTTCAGCGATGTTTCCAAAGTTATTCCAGAAATCACCTGCATTCTCAGGAGCTTGAGGCTGTGGAGGAACAGGCATTTCAGGACGTCTATATTGTGCTGCTTGTGGATCAGGAACAACTTGAGGTGCATTCTGAATAGTCTGTTGACCAACTTGCTGATATGTAGGCTGTATTTTTTCTTGCCCTTGTACAGGATAAGGACCATTTTCTCCAAAGAACTGGCAAGTATAATCAGCAAGAACGTCTGGATCAGTCAAAATCTTTTCATAAATTTTATGCTCATTATTTAGTTCCTGTAAAAGTCCTACTGACTCTCTTAACTGAGAATCGGTATGGATAAGTGCATCTTCTATCTTGCAAGAATAGTTATTTAAAACTGCTGCTGCATCAGGACCAAAATGATCAATTACCTTAAGACTTTGCTGACTTACTCCATTGGCTAAAAGCTGTTCATCAGTTATTCCTTCCGAAGTTGGGGAATAAGCGTTTGAGGATACCTGGCTGTTCTGCATCCCAGGCTGCGATGTCTGCTGAACCTGATTGTTGTAAGGGGTTAGTTGTGGCGAATTGTAATTGGCCTGGCTTACTTCTGATGTCTGACTGGATTGTTGACCCAGGAAGGGGACTTGCACTGGCGAACTCAGGAGTCCTACCACCCTGTTGAAGGCGTCCTTGTAAGGATTCTCCTGGGTTGGTGCTTGAGAGGGGCTGGTCTGGGGGTAGTACTGGGTAGGGGTCGCTTGGGTTGGAGTCACTCCTATCTGGGCCGCTACCTGTGGTGCTGGTGCTACCGCTCCTGTAGGAGCTGCCGCCCATTGGTTGGTCGTTGAAACCACCTGCGGTGCCTGTGAAGGAGCCGCCGCCACTGGAGCCGCGTAGCTTATCGGCTGGGTCTGGGAGGGTTGGGGTGCCGATTGGGTCGGCGCTACGGAAACGTCCTGCATAGGTCAGTTCTTTTTGTAAGCTTTCGAGTGTTCTGTATAAATACGGGGTGAGATCGAATCTCGGATCAGCCGACATAGGTAAGTCAGGCTGTTGTGGATGAGGCGTCCTCATTTCTTGATTGATTAGATCAATAAATGTGGAATAAGCCTTTTGCACTTGTCCCACCATTCGGAAGGGAAAGCCAGATAACATTCCAGCTACTTCGTCATCGGTTTTAGAAGGAAATAAGTACTTCAGTGCTTCTATACTATCTACCCCTAATTCTTGAAGGTTTCTAGTGAAGATAGATTGGTTTAATTTATCTTGAGTTGTATCCTCATAAACAGGTCCCATCCATCGCCATTCAACATTTCTTGTTCCATCAGGTGCAAGCCCTAAAACCCCTGGTGGTATCACTTTTGTTTCTTCTACTTCAGCAACTGCTTTACTAAATCTTCTTTCATATCTAGCTTGTTGTTTGTCGTATCTAGCTTGTTCTTCAGGTGAATCATCTAATGGAAGTTCAACAGTTTTAAGACCAATTGCTTGTGCAAGTGTCTTCTTAAAAATCTCTTCTTCCTGAAAAATAATTAATTCAAAGCATTTACAAATTCCATAATTATAAAGTTGTAGACATTTCTTTTTAGCTGTTGCACTAACTCGTCCATATTGAGATTTAATTTCTGTTGCTGTTACATTGCTAATAGAAAGATCGTCAATACCTCCCAAAGCAAGTCGTATCTCATTACGTAATTGTTCAGCAAATCTAGCTTGGTCAGTACTAACTGCATTAGGAGTAATAAAACCAACACGATCTGAAGGTTCTAAATTTGCTATAACACGCGGAACACGCATTCCTGCTCCAGGGCTTCCTATATAACCAGCTGGATTTCTCGTTACAGGATCTTGTTTATAAGTTGATTGAAGAATACTTAAATCAGAAGTAAAACCAGATTGGCTCGAAATACTTGGACGTTGTGGTGGATTATCTTGATTATTGCTTTCAACAATATCTTGCTTAGGTCTAGAAGAAAGTAATGTTGGATTCCCAAAGAAAGATAAGTTTGCTCTAATATTTTTAACCATTTCATCATGTGCAACAATTTGATTAGCTATCCAATCGAAATCACCTCGTCCTTCTGTACCAAATGCATCTGGATTATTAAAAACCTCAACACAAGGAATAAATTGCATCGTATTTACTAACTCTTTCGTTTGTAAAGTTGAAAATTCTTGTGGAGTATCAAAACTAAGTTCTTGCTCACTATGCATCTCTTCAATAGTTTCAGCTGTAATACGCAGACGCATGTATCTTTTATCTGTACTTAAACCAATTTGACTAGCAGCAAATCCTTTTGAAGATCTAACTTTGTAAGGATAAATAATAATGACTTCTTCTAATTCACCTTCTGGTGAATAATAAGTACGATACGAATTCTTATCAAACCAATAAATTCGATATGTTTTTTTAGTTGGGCGTATATAAAACAATCCTTTTCCTAATGCTAAAAAATGATCCCAAATAGCATCTAATCTTGCATCTAATTGATTGAATTTTATAACTTGTTGAATAAGATCATATCTTTGTGTTCCGTAATTATCTTGTTCAGGAAAAAATTCAACACCTTGTCTAATCCCAAACATCTTCATTTGAGCTAGATGAGCATTAATTAGCATTGAATCAGCAGCACCCGTATTTTCACGGTTTATGACTGAATCAAGCATTGCTTCAAAAGCTGGATTTGTTTTACTCATCAGTTAAAATCAGTAGTTTTACTATGCCTCAACTTCATACCCAGCTGCCATTCTCTTGAAAATAAGATTATCTTCATCAGCTTCGATGTTAAATCGTTCGCCAGGTTGAAGACCAAGATCGTGACACAATTCATCTGGAAGATTAATAATTGCTGAACCATAAGCATCTTGCTCAAGTTCAATTCCTTCGTAATAAAAATTAGAGGCCATGTTAAGTGCTTTAAACAGTCTAAATCGTCAATACTCTAACTCTAGTTTTCCTCTAGACATTAAACCATTGCAAAGCCAAACTAATGCATCTACACAGTCATCATGTGAACTAACTCCAAAATTAACTATTTCATCTGTTAATGCTTGAAATTTTCGATACTTATTAAATCTAATTTTATGTCGTTCAAATAAACCCATAATACCTCTAAAACGTGCAACTTTATCTCCACGAAAACCTTTAACAGGATGCCATAGAAGATTATGTAAACCTTGTTCTTCTAAGCATATTCTTTTAAAGTCTGCTTCTAAAGAAGCCTGATAAGCAACAGCTTCTGACCATATATCTACCGTGCTTCCTGTTGGATAAAATTGATCCCCATCTTTATGTACAACCCCCCATTCATACATCATATCCATAATGGCTTCTAATTTTTCTACGTTACCCATAATTCGCAATCGTTTACAGTCAATGATATGAATTTTGTCACCGACTCTTCCACCCATTACAAAAACTGTATAATCATTTCTTTCCCTAATTCCTGCAGATAAATCAACACCTACACCTAAACAATCAAATTCAGTAGGTATTTGCCCTTTAATAATTAAATCAGGTGAAATTGACATTTCACTTGTTCTTACTATTTGATTTTGATATTGAAAACTAAAACTTACAGGAGCTTGTCTTTTTCTATCATTTAAATATTCAACAGACCACATATCTGGCCAATAAGATTTTTCACCTTCTTCTCCATCTGTAATTAATGCAGATTGAACAATTTGTATCCAATCATTATCAGGTGTAAAAGTTGTTTGATGTATATCATCATGACGAAAACGTGTGCCTAGACATATTGCTCGACCTCCTTCAAACATTGTTGGAACAATGACTGAGTTCCAGTTCTCTTCCATAGCTACACGTATATCTCTATTTTTAATATCGTCAGCGGATTTAATTGCGTCATCAATAATACAAAGATGTGAACGTTTAGAAGTCACTGCACCTTTAAGACCTGCACAACATAAACTAAATTCTTCTTCACCTGTTGATCTAATACCTGCAAATTTCCAATCAATACTCCAATATTCATTAGAATTAATTCCTTTTGCAATTTTAACCATTGGAAAGATTTCTTTATATCTCTTACTTTCTTCAATAATTCTTTTAATAGCTGCACTTTTAGGACGTGCAACATCAACTGTATAAGAAATATATAGTATTTTTAAAGGCTTTCGATGTAATGCATGAATACCTATAGCCCATGCTGTGAATAAACCTAAAACTGTTGATTTTGCAGAACCTCTTGGAGCAAGAATATCAACATTAGGCCCAGCGATTCCTACTAAACATTCACTATCTTCATGCGTATAAAGATGCTCATGCCATAACTCCATATGTTTTGCTGGTGGTTTATCTCCTACAACATCACAAAAATAAGCAAAATCTACTCGTGCTCTATCTACATCAATATCTGATGTTTTTTTAACTATTTGCTGTTTAGCTGCAGCACGTGCAGTTCTTCGATAAACAGAATAAATGCTTGTTCCTGCCATGCATTAAGGATACCTCATTAACTCTTAAGATTCTTCTTGAAGAATTTTTGTCCAGACTCCCATTGAAGCTTCAGTTAATGGACCTTCTATAGGATCATCTCTAAAAATAGATAACATTTCACGTAAAGCTCTATCTGCACCTGCAAGAATTAAACCTTGTTTATCTAATAAATGTTTTTCATCTGTTAACTGCTTTATCGCACCTCGCAATTCTTTTTGCAACATGGCAATACGTGCAGCTCCCATATCTTGTTTAACTACTCCTAAATCAATTCCATCACGAAGTTTGGCTATGTCTTGTTGCATAGCATCAATTTCTATTTCAAGAATAGAATTAAAATTTCGTTTTTTAAATTGATCTTTAGACCATTCATCACAAGAAGAAATTGCACCTTTATACCCTAAAAAACGAGCATAAAGATACATCTGTATAGGAGAACTTGTTTGTTTACAAAAGGCTAAGTAAGTTTCTTTGTCTTTGGAAGTTAAAGTACTTAACCATTCGATCATGATCTATAAGCAGAACGAGACTGATCATAGTCTCTATTCTCCTTATAACGACGGAATTCTTCAGCTTGTCCTGCAGTTTTACGTGTTTCTTCTCCTGTTTTACCAATACTTGCTCTTTGTTCTCTTCCTCTTGTTCCAACTGTTAGACGTTCTTGCTCTCCTCTTCTAGCAATTTGTCTTTCTTGTCCTGATAATAAGTCTGCTTGTGTTTTTCTTTCTTCAGAACCTCTATCACCAACTAGACCACTTTCTCCAGCATATCTTTCAGCTTGAGTCATACGTTCTTCGGAACCTCTATCTTTAACTAATCCACTTTCTCCTGCATATCTTTCTGCTTGTGTTAATCGCTCTTCCTCTCCTCTTCTACCTATCTGTCTTTCTTGTCCAGCTAATAACTCTGCCTGAGTTAGTCGTTCTTGTGTTCCTCTGTCACTAACTAAGCCACTTTCCCCTGCATATCTCTCTGATTGAGTCAAACGTTCCTGTTCTCCTCTCCTGTCGATTTGTCTTTCTTGTCCAGAAAGTAAATCTGATTGAGTTAAACGTTCTTGTGTTCCTCTATCAGAAACCAGATCTCGTTCTCCTGCGTATCTTTCGGCTTGTGTTAAACGTTCTTCTTCTCCTCTTCTACCGATCTGTCTCTCCTGTCCAGCTAATAATGCTTCTTGAGTTATACGATCTTCCTCTCCTCTAGTTCTCATTCCTAAACGCTCTTCTTCCCCTCTTCTTCCTATTTGTCTTTCTTGTCCAGCTAACAAATCAGCTTGAGTTAATCGAGCTTCTTCTGCTCTGGCTCTAACTCCCAAACGTTCTTCTTCGCCCGTTGCTCTTATTCCTAAACGTTCTTCCTCTCCTCTTCTTCCTATTTGTCTTTCTTGACCTGCTAATAAATCTGATTGTGTTAGTCGTTCCTGTTCACCTCTTGCATCGATCTGTCTTTCTTGACCTGCAAGTAAGTCACTTTGGGTTAACCGCTCTTGTTCACCTCTTGCACCAATTTGTCTTTCTTGGCCTGCAAGTAAATCACTTTGAGTTAAACGTTCTTGTTCTCCTCTTGTTCCAACTGTTAACCTTTCTTCTTCTCCTCTTCTACCGATCTGTCTTTCTTGACCTGCAAGTAAGTCACTTTGGGTTAAACGATCTTGTGCTCCTCTATCACTAACTAAGCCACTTTCTCCTGCGTATCTTTCAGCTTGTGTTAGACGTTCTTCTTCACCTCTTGCACCTATTTGTCTTTCCTGTCCTGCAAGCAAATCTGCCTGAGTTAAACGTTGTTGTGCACCTGTTTCTTTTGTTCCTTCACGTTCTTGATAACCTCTTTCTTGTATACCTAAACGATCTTCTGCTCCTGCTGCTTGCGCTCTACGAATATCTTGTCCTGCAAAAAATTCTTCATTAGTACGGTCCATTTCGGCACCGTATTCCATTGCTCCTAGTTGTTGTTCATGTCCTAACTGAGATAACGCAGTTTGCGTTTCTAACGCCGTAGATTCAACTTCTTTTGTTTCGGTAGCTGGTGGATCTCTATATTCAACTTTAGGCGCACTAGATTTTTTCTTTCCCATGTCTTTACTTCATTAAAAGCTATTTTTTAATTTTAAAGCAACCAAGCTTTAGCTTATAGCGACATTTCTGCCTGTGTACTTACCTCGTAAGGCCGCTGCTGCTTGTGCTTGTGCTGCAATAGCTCTTGACATATCTGCTTCTGCACCAAATGCCTGTGCTGCTCTTCTTTGTTGTGCACTAAGAGAATACTTATCACCATATAAGCTCCGTCTTGTTGCATCCCATGCTGCAGCTTGTGCTAATGGATATGTTTCCTTCATGAAATTTACTTGAGCTTGCTTTGCTAAATCCCAAGTCTGTTGTTGTCTTTGTTGAGCTAGTTCATTTTGCGCTTTACTTACTTCTTGATTTAATTTAATTTGAGTTTGTAATTTCTCAGCAGGAGTCTGTTGTTGAGCAACTTCTTGATCTAATACATTAACTGCTTCATTTCTTTTATCTAAATCCCATTTATTTCCTGTAAAGAAATCAATTATCCCTTTGCCTATTCTTGCTTGACCTTTTCCAAATACTGGAGCTTTTTTTGATATAACTTTATTTCCAACTAAGCGTTGATCTTTACCAATAACGTAATCTTCTCCATCGTATTTAACAACTTTTTGATTAGGAGTAACATTTGTATAACTACTTCCTACCTTATTGGCTAGATCATTAAGAAGTTGTGGATTCGCCATGCGATTCTCAGTAACTACTTGAGTTTGATTTAAATTTGGCTCAAAAACATTAGCAGGAGGAGTAATAGGTGATTCTGTTTGTCCTAATAAAACTCTCAAAGAATTAGCAGGAGCTGCAAGACCTCTTTCTCTCAATAAATTATCAATGAAACTTGTAGCCGCATCTTGTATATAAGGATCAAATGTTGACATAAAAAACTCCTTTTATTGATACTGGTAGTTAGCTGCTAAAGCACCTAATACTTTGTCAGCACCTACACGACCTAATTGTTGTGCACCTAATTGACTTTGTAGAGTAAGTCCTTGTTCTGTTCCAAGTGCTGTTCTGTAGTTAGCTGCAGCCATATTTCTTCTTAGTTCTTCTTCTTTTGCTGCTTCCATTATTGGTCTTAATGCAATAGCTTGATCTACTACAGCTTGTCTTTGTTGATCAAGTTCTTTTTGTGTCCATCCAAGTTGTAAATTTCTAGAACTAATAGGACTGAGATAATCATATACTCCTGAAACTGGACCAGTAGAGCTTCCTGGATACTGATTGGCTACTCCTTTTCCACCGACTGCCCCTCCAGCTGCTCCTCCTACTACACCAGGAACATTTAAACCGAGTCCTACAGCTGGTAATAGACCTCCTAATACTGTACTTCCTGAAGCTGCTGGTCCTTGTAGTCCAATTAAGTTTCTTCCTTTTCCAATTCCAGAAGCTATACCTGCTCCAAGTTTAGTTCCTCCTAAAGCAACACCTGCCATTCTTAATCCTTTAGGAACTACTGCACCTAAAGCACCTCCTGTTATTGCTCCTCCTATTCCACCTCTTCTATATCCTTCGATGGCACCTAATGCTCCACCTATCGCAGGAATCCAAAATGCCATAATTTATCCTCTTTTTCTCTTGTAAAAATTGATTCTCTTAAAAAATATTTTACTTCCTCTAAATTTAGACATAATCAAAATGTGGAGCTACTGCCTGCCCTATCATTGGGCCTACTCCTGGTAAGAAACTAGATCCAATACTAATCGCAGATCCAAGGAACCCTTTCTTGCCTGGATCTCCTGGAATTACATGATCATGCTTACTTAAATCATCTCCTTCTTTAAGGAAAACATCAGGAGCTAATTGTGATGTTTTTGCACTCATTTGACCTGCTCCTCCAAAAGGAGTAAGTCCTCCAAAATCTTTTGCTTGTTGTGTATTACCGCTTCGCCCATCGCCCATATAATCGGTGAAGGCGTTTAAGAACTTTTTTGCGGCATCTTGTTTTTGAAGATTTCTACCGTAAACTGCTCCATCTGCCACTGGACCCCAACCTGATGTCCCTGGAGTTGTTTCGTAAGAAAACGGATTAAAGTTTTTAAGGAAATTCATAATTTAATTATACAGAAAGTAAATTAACACTTTTAACTTTAAACATAATCAAGATGAGGAGCTACTGCTTGCCCTACCATAGGACCAACTCCTGGCAAGAAATTAGATCCAAATCTAACTGCTGTTCCAAGGAATCCTTTACTTCCTGGATCTCCTGGAATTCTATGTCCTGCTCTTTCTAAATCATCACCTTGTTTAAATTTTACATCAGTAGCTAGGGATGACATTCCGCCGCCTCCTCCGCCTCCTTGGTTTATAGTTATTCCTCCTGCTCCTCCTTGACCACTTGTTGATTTAGCTTGTGCAGTATGTGTTCCACGACTCCAACTTCCTGATTTGTCTTGGACCATTCCTTGATCTTTATTGTATTGTTCAGCAAAACCTTTTAAAAATTGACCTGGTGTAATTTTAGCCATAGTTAAATAACAGTTTGAGTAAGATCTTTCCAAGTCGAAGCTTCTGGTTTTCCTAAAGCTTCTTTTGTCTCCTCAAAATTTCCATGTTTATATTTTAAGTATTCTACAGGGGCTTCTTTTTTGATTCTTCTTTCCTCTGCTTTTTGGAATAACTTTCTAGCTGTAGCTGCAGTACCAACAGCTGCTAAAGCACCTCCTAACAATAAAGCAGGTTCTTTATATGCACCTAATTTTTGAAATTCTTGTGCAGCTTTAGGTAGTTCTCCTACCCATTGTTCCTTTGCTTTTTTTGCTTCATTATAAAGATCTTTTGCATACCCTACTTCTTTTCCTGTTGCCTTATTTACCATTTGTTCTGTAACTTTAACTGCTGCATCTAAACCTTCATTTTGTGGATTTAAATATTTGGAACCTGCTGCAATAGTTGCTAATCCTGCACCTGTCCCAAGTGTTGCATTAAGGCTGATAGGCACACCTTTAAGTCTTACTTCAGGATCATGTAGTCCACGGCTAGTTCCACGTACTGCACCACCTAGTGCTGTAAAAGATCCTTTATCTGTATCAACATTAATACGTTCACCTGGCTTAGGTTTTTTATTCATATATCCACGATAATTAGCAAGCGTTGATGGCATTACATCAGGACGTTCTTTTCTAAATTCGTCGTAAGGTAAGAGTTGACTTTTTTGACCAAGCACCCAACGAGCTGCTGCTTCTTCTGGAAGACTTATTGGTGTTTTACCTGTTGGATCTTTTTCTTTTGATGCTGGAACAGCTGCCTTCCATCCTTTTGGACGCATTCCTTGAGAAAGAGGTCCAGAACTTTCAGTAAGCTGGTGATAAAGAATAGGAGTTCCAACTGCGACTGCAGCTTGTGCACCTTTACTTAAAGGAATCTTTTCACTTACTTTTCCAACAGTATCGCTAATTAACCTATAAGGATTTGTATATGGCCAAACATAACGTTGTCTCCATTCATCTGAACCAACTGTTTTTCCAAGAAAATCACTAGCAAGTCCAGATACACCTCCTACACCAGAAGAAGTATACGCTTGTCTTCCTCCACCACCTTTATATGTTTTTCTATGAACGCCTTCTCCTACATTTTCTACAACATCTTTAGGTAAATTAGCCCAATCAGTTTTCTTTACTTCTTGCCAAACATCGCCACCAAAACGTTTAGCAGCTCTAACACTATTTGATAAATAATTAGGAACGTGATATCTCATTCTTTAATAGTTAACTTTAGAAGTCTGTCGTAAAGCATCAAGTGCAATCGCACGTGCATCACCTCGTTTTTGATGCATAACAATACTTGGTTGATTTTGTGCTTTAGCTAATTCAATTTTATTTTCATAACGTTGTTGTTCGATTTGCGCATCAAGAAGTTTTTGCTGCATTAAATCTTCTGTTGTTCTACGTTCTACTTGAGCAGATTCAGGCTCAGTAGGAACTATTACTGCACCTGTAGCAGAAACAGGTTGAAGATTGGTAACTTGTTCAGGAGGATTGACAAAAGGATACTCTTGTTTTCCAGGTAAAACAGCGTCTGCAATCGCTTGTCCAGTGAACTGTCCTGTTAATTCACCTACGGTTCTAGATACAGTTGGTTTTATTCCTCCTACTTTTTCAGGATGAAAAAATACTTTGTGATCAGGTCCTGAAGTGTGTAGCGCTTTTAATTCTACCTTTCCAGGAAAGGCTGTATTTAAACCTCCAGTAACACCTTCAGCAATAATATTTCCTGCTCCCTGTCTTAATAAAGATTCTCTAATATCAGGTGCTTCTCCACCAAACATACGAGGTACTATTTGTTCTGCACCTACTAAAAAAGCGGTATCTCTTCCTATTCTTTTTGCACCTTCCACTACAGCTGGATTAGTTGCAACTTGTCCTAATCTTTGTTGAGCCATTCTTACAGCTTGTGCGGCTGCTGGTATAAATTTTGATGCTATTTTATTTCCTATACTTGCATAATTCATGTTGGTTTTACTCCTTCACTTCCTGCATATCCAATATTATTTGCTAAATTAGAATTAGCAGGGTCTTGTATATATTGTAGCTTATTTGTATAGAAAGCTTTTTCTTCATCTGGTAGATATGTTGAACGATCATATTTAGGCATCCAGTATGACGCTTCTATTTGTTTGTTTTCATCTACAAAATCAGGATATCCATCTAAAAGAACTTGTCTAGTATTGAAAAAATTCATAGCAGCCTCCTCACTAAAAGTACCTGGATCTTCTCTTCTAAATGATTTATTTGTATCCTTCATTTTTGACACAAACGCATTCCTAAAATTAGTAGGCTTTCCTTTGAAATCGACATTATTATCAATTTTTTTATTCTTTTGTACATTCTGTTCTCTTAAATCTCTCTTATAAGGAAAAGCCATAATTAACTCTTTTTGTTTTTGTGTAAACCAGCTAAAGTTTTAGCAAGATTTGCTTGTTTTACTGTTCTACTATTGTACTTAGTAGGATTACTTGTTACTTGTTCTGCAAACTGTTTTACTGTCATATCACGCTTGTCCGCTTTTTTTGTAAAAGCACCTGGCCTTTTTATTGCATCTTGAATCCATTTATCTGACATTGTTCAATTCCTCTTTAGCTGCACTTATTGCTTGTTGTGTTGAGAGGACTCCCTCAACTGCTTTAGATAAAAGATCAGCTGCTTTAATTTCAGAAGGTTGTTCTTCTAAAGATAAGTAACCACGAACTTTATCAACTGCTTTTGCAGGTAGCCATCTTTCAGCTGCTTCTTTAGTTATATCTTTCAATTCTTCAGCAGTTAATTCATTATCAGAAACGGAAGCTATAGCTAACTCCATAGCATATTCAACATCAGAACCTTTCCAAGATTTTAAATTTTTCTCTAAAAGAGGATCGATAATGTCGTAAGCTTTCCCAAGGATTTCCCCATACTGAATAGCTTTTTGGTTGTCTAAAATTTTAGCCATCCAAGCAACTACTGCACTTAATCCTGCGCCAAGTAAAATAGCAAGGATAGGTTCCAGAGCAGTCATGATAAATGTTTAACTAAAAGTAATTCTACCAACGTCTAACTTTATTATTGAATTACCACTTCACTTTATGTGACCAATATCGTGCAGACATCTTACTAGGCTTAGCATCTTGTGCATTATGTCGAGCATAGTAAGATTTTTTTCTAGCTTTTTCTTTTTCAGTTGTAGGATTTTTACCAGCTCCCTTTACTCCTTGTTGTCCAAATCTAATTATTTTTTCTTCTCCATTAGAACATGCTTTTACAACATGTGATTTTGTTTTGTGTCCAGGTGTTTTCTTAGGTTTATTGCATTTCATATGCTCTTTAGAGAGTTGAACTGCTTTTTTTCTTTTATCAGACATAATTAACCTAAATTTCTTTTACGAAGTTCTCCTGTTGGATCTAGTTCATCAAGAAAAGTTTGTGCACGTTCGCTTCTTGTTAAAGGATCTCCTGTTGTATGAATTTCTCTCATTTTTTGAGAAATAGGAATACCAGTACCACTTCGTTTATAGGCTTCACGCTCTAATCCTTTCTGTGAAGGTGAATCAGGTGTAGCACTTTGTATATGTGTTTCTAATGCTTTATCAGAAAGTCCTCCATAAGGATCTTTAATAAAGCTGTCATACCTTGTTTCTGCTGGAGAAAGATCAGTTGGCTTTCTCATTGCGGCATCAGAATAATCTCCTGAAGCTTTCATCGCACCTGAAACATATCCTTTCTCTCTCCCATAAACTCCAGTTCCTGCAATAGGAGTTTTATCTCTAAGATCTACAGTTGAAGGATTAATAATTGATTGAATAACTTCTTGTTTTGACATCTGATCTGTATCTAAATCTCCAGGAACACCACCAAGCGCTAATTTTCCACCAATAATGTCAGGTCTTTGTTCTGCTAAAGGAGTACCTCTTAGTTCTTCTGGTTCTGGTGAAATATCTCTTGTACGATCTTGACTAACTTCATAATCCTGTACTCTTGAACGTCCTCGAATAGCTCCGCCACTAGCAGCTTTTGTTATTTCAGCTTCAGGTCCAACATTAGAAAATGTTCTTTCAGGAGTTCTTCCAGATGCAATATCTACATCACTATATGTTTCTGTCATAGATGGGAAGTATTGTCCCAAGAAACGATCTACAGCTGGATTTGATAAACCAGTATTTTCAGCTATTTGTGCTCTTTTTGCACCAAGTTCTGCTCTT